ATTGTGCGCATTAACACAAGGTTGTTTGTGGCATTCATCATGTCTTTGATGAAAGCAAATTCCGCATCACGAGGAATGAAATCCAAGTAGACCATTAGAGATTTGATCTCATCTTCTGAGAAAGGACTCTCTTCACTGTCTTTAGTGTAACGTTCTTTTAAGATACCAGTTACTCCACCTGAAAGTGCTGTAATAACATCAAGCTGTTGAGGCTCGAAATCAAATTCCGACTTGTCAGAGACGGTTAGAATCTTTTCAGGAGACATATTTTCATGCTCCTTCATTGAAGCGATAATTGTTGCTGCAAAATCAGAACCAACCATTGCAGTGATAATTTCTTCACCAAACTCATTGTATTCAGGAGTCCCATCCATGATGTTCATCATGTCAACAATACGATCAATTGAACGATTGTCAGGTTGAACAGTAATCTTATACTCACTGTCGATTGAATAATCAACAACTTCAGGAGAAAGTTTAAGAGCAGTAATGATACCTGGATGAGCTTTCTTGCTCTGAAGATAGCTCAAGAATTCAGAACTGTTTGGTTCAAGATAAAAGTGAGCAAATCTTGACAAAAACGCTTTGTCTTCAAAGTCAGTAACTTCATAATCAATATCAGCAGGGTTGGCTGCTGCAAAGATAACATCATCTTTGCTGATTCTATGAGTGTGGATACGACCTTCATTGATAAAGTTGAACATTGCCTGAAGGATATACTTCGGAGCACGGTTTACTTCGTCTAGGAAATAAAGTGTTGGAAGTTTTGTGTCGATATAAGAACGCTTATCTTCACGATCAGCACTAACAACCCAATCAGGTAGAAGATATCCACCGTTACCATCAGGAAATCCTAGTAGATCTTCTGTGGTTTGGTTTGCAAGGTTGAGAATAACACAGTTATAACCAGCAGTCTTTGCGATTTCTTCTGTGACTTGAGTCTTACCGATACCGTGCTTTCCCCAAATTAGTGGAACGATACGAGCATCTTTCTGATTCTTAGCGATCCAATTTCCGATCTTCTTGAACATTGAGATATTGATGACTGCTGACATATTTACTTCTCCATTTTTTTAACATTTCTTTCTTACCTATTATACTATACACCCTTAAATAGATAAGTCAAGCTCTTTTTCGAGTTTTTTTATTAAAAATCAGTATAAAGTTTCATCTTTTCCCAGACTGCTAGTTCTTTTTTAACATGTGTACTACCCTCAATGTGTACACTGGTCCTTTTTTTAACAAGATCGATTGAATATAAACCTACACAGTCAATTAGATTGGGCATGCCCCTCATAATAATATTACTACCTACAATACGAAGACCATCATGGTTAAGATTCTCGAGAGCACTAAATGAACAGTTTAATGTATTTCCTATTTCGATCGGACTTCCGCTTTTAAGAGTTCGTAATTTTGAGTTAGAAGTTAAAATTAGACTTTCAGAAATGAAATTTGGACAACCCTTTAGTGATTCAATCCCACAATTATTAACAACTATATCTAAAATTGAAAGCTGACGTAGTGAACTAAAGTCTCTGAATAGCGGAAGATGTTTAAAGTTTAAACAGTTTTTAATGATTGGCATGTTACTAAAGTCTGAGAGATTTGGGAGATCAGAAAGATGAAGTGATGCTACTATAGTCGGGAAGTTTTTCAATGATGTTAGTTTATTACTTTCAACAAAAAATGGCCCAGTTACTATATCGAGAGGGACAGGAAGGACAGTGTACTGTCCACCTCTCAGATCTACTCGTCCGTCTACTGAAAACTTGTTAGTGTCCTCATCGAATGATATTTTACTGTTGACACGGACAACATCCTTTAAAAAATGATATTGTTTATTTACAATCTCTTTATCCATATCAATCCAGGTGACTTCTCATCTTTAAAAATAATTCAAGTTCGGTCTTTTGTGCATTTGATATTAGATTAGGAACTCTGATGTCTACATGTCCACCTATTCGAGTTTCAAATAATATGTCAATATTATGTAATGCAGTTCCGTGACTCTGAATTAATAAATTTTCATTAATGATCTTTGGTAGTCCTGACAGATCGTGAATGTTTGGATAGTTCCAAGGCTGGCGAAGATGAGTACCTCTCCGAGTATCATTCTCACCTAAAATAGATGTAAAGTTTAACGATCTTACTTCTTCAGGTGATCCGTGAAAACTATCAAGAACATCTGTCTCAATATTTAGATCACCTTTTATTATTTTAGGCATTCCGCGCATTTTAAGACTTTTGAGATTTTCTTCAGATATTGTAATGTCTCCCCAATGACAATCAACGTCCACAGGAAATGGAAGGGCACTGTGTATACGAATGTTGCCACTAGTGTGCCATTTATATTCTGGAGTGATACAAACATCTACATTCTCTGGTAGCAGTGACCTCTTTTTATAAAAAGAGGTCACTGCTTGTATCATTTTAGGAGTAGGAGTTGACGATCCATTATACATTTAATACTGCAGCGTATTTTACATAGTCAAGTTTGGTATGATCTTTTGTGTAAATCACTGTTGTGTCAATTCTTGGACAATCGTCCCAAGCTGTATATCCATCAGTGAGTAAAACAAGACGAGTCTTCTTTCCATTCTCACGTTCAGTGATATATTTTTGAATGTGACGTAGATCTGTTCCACCACGACCAGCAACTTCAATACCCTTCTTCGGGTTGATCTGTTTTACACCAAGATCAACTTTCTGAATAACTGAATCACAGTGAATGATATCACAAACAACTTCTTCTGATTTCATTGCACGATTGATATGACTTACAAACTTTGCAATTTCTTCGTCAGTGATTGATGCAGACGTATCCAATCCAACATATAATCTGCTTGATTCGACTACGTGCTTTTTACCATAAAGTGACTTTGCATTTCTACGATTTGGACGGTTGTAAACTTCAATTGTTCTTGCTTGAGGAGAACTTCCGATACTTTTACTGATCGCTCTCTTCCAAACATTTTTATCAATCTGAACATATGATGGGAGAACACTTGAAAGAGAGTTGCCACTTTTAGTACCATTCTTCTTTTCAAACTTTTCCTGTTCTTGTTTTGCTTTATCAAGCAATTTTCTCATTTGAGCTTCTGCAACAGCGTCCTGTTTTCCCTGTTCGTTCTCAGATTGCTGAATAGATTCGCCATGACCATCCTGGAGATCTTCCATCATCTTCTTAAACTCAGGATCAGTCTCCATTTTTTCTTCGATCTCATTCTTTTTTTGAATAAGAGCTTTGAAATAATATTCAGCTGATTGAAGTTCTTCGAGATCGGGTCTTTCTGTGCATTCACGAACCCATTCAAGAGTGACACAATCACCAGGAAGGTCTGTTAAGTGTTGATTGATAGCACAATCTGTTGCAATGTTTGCTAATTTTGCTTCAACTCCACCATCTTTCATTTGAAGATAGAATCTTGAGAAGTGAAGGAAAGCTAAGTGAAGAATTTCATGTTTGAGAACAGCTTTCTGTTCAGGTTTTGATAACCCTGACCAAAATTCTTTGTTGACCAATAGTTCTTTGTGCATTGTAACACAAGCAGTTGGGATTCTGTCTTCAAACTTACGAGAGATTCCGTTCAGAACCACTCCGAAAAACGGACTGTCTAAATAAAGTGACTTAATTACATCGTCTATGTTGAACATGTCTTCCATTTTTACTTTCTCCAGCTTTTATTTACCATATATTATAATATACACCCTTAAAGTAAGAAGTCAAGCTCAAAGTTTTGATGTTTTTAAGTTATTTTTGATTTAAATACTGTTTCATCTTAACAATTGTCACAATAGAAGCAGGAGCGAGCACTTTAACTTGCTCAAATGAAGAAAACTTTACCAGTTCCATATCTATTAATTGGATAACTAGGTCTTCATTATCCATCTTGTCCCAAATTAAACTCTCAGGAATATAATTCAATGAGCTCTCATCTAAGAGTTGTTTAATCCTGGACACGTTGCCCTTATCAAGGGCACGTATAAATCTAGACCTTAATGTCATGTTATTAATTCTTTTCAGCTATCATACATTTTAATAAAATTGCATAAAGGATAAGGTCATCTACTCTCCCTTCAATCGGTTCTGAAGATGTATACACTGCATCTGATGTAGCGCATTTAACAAAGTTGTTTATAGAATCCCAATGTTTAGTCATATACGTAAGCAATGGCACATAAGGATCGACTCCTAAGTTGGTAGCAATACGTTTGAAGTTTGCAAGTTGATCTGTGTCGTCATTTGCATATTCAATACCTTTGCTTTGATGAACCTTTCTACAAGTGTCAAATGTTTTTTCGATTTCTTTTACTACGTCACTGAGTTGCATTACGATTGTTCCTTTTGTAATAGTTGTATCAATATTTGTTTTGCTAATCTACTAGTGTATTTTGAATAACTTTCATCTACGTCCAGAGCTGGTAACTGAAAATAATTAAGTTTATAAGAACTTACAACTCCTAAAGCATCTATAATTTGACACTTTAGATGTTTACATAATTCATCAACTTGAATATCTGTAGAATTAAATGATGCAAAATTATTGCTTGGGGAAGAAGGAGTGCTAACTAGAATGTGATTCATAAAGTTATTGTTTTCCTCACGTATAAAATTAGAAGCTAATGCTTCCATTAATTCATTTGATACATCGAGGTCGCCTATTTCATCAGCAATAATCATAAATTCTCATTTATTTTATTATCACTGGAACGCGAAGAATTTTAATGAGCGATTGGAAGTTTTACTTCTTTAATTGTTCAAAAATAGTATTGAGATTTACTTTACAATTTAATGGGCAGTCAGAAGTTACATCTTCAATTGCTTCAAAATCGTTCCAAGTTGTAACGTGACACGCTTCTACGATTGAACATGCACACTCTTTGGACTTGTCACAATCTTCACATTTTAAAGTATTACACTTGCCATTTTTCGAATGCCTAATTATTACAACTGGTTTTCCTGACAGCACACATCCTCTAACAATATCAAAGGCATCAAATCTCTTCCCTTCAAAATTTACATCAATGAATGCAATGTCAAATCTATTAGTTAATGTTCTTTTATAAGCTCTTGTGTCATTAGAAATAGTTTCGTATTTACAATTTGGATATCGATTATAAATTTTATCCTTTGTTTCCTGTGAGATAGGAATATCTTCATTTTCGATAATAACGATAGATGGCATTTACTTCTTCTCCGGTTTAGTGATAGCAGGTGGAGATTGGCCATCGCGTATATCATCATACCAGCCATTTACAGCCAGTGTAAAAAAGTAAAAAAGAATTGCAATAATTATAGCAGACACAACAGTCTGTGAAACTTTCAACCACCAATTCTTCTTTTCACTAATAGCTGATGAAGTCAGTTGTTCATCCATTTTATTAGTGAATGCTATTAGAGCTTTTGTGGTTTCGTTTGGTTCGTTTGGTTCGTTAGTGTTAGATGACTTTTCAATCTCTTTAATAGTGTCAGCTAATGAACATAACTTATCCAACATAAAGTTTTCTTGAGTCTGAAGTACCTTGACTGATTCATTTGCTTCTGTGATGAATCTATCGTGATCTGATTTTGCTTCAATGAGAAGAGCAACACGTTCTTTAATTAATACTAGATCGATTTTGTTTTCATCTATCTGATCAGTATCAATTTGTTGTAGAAGGTTGCGCACATCATGAATAGTTTCTCTACCTGTTAAAATATCATTTGTGTTTTTTTCGACTTTATTATTTGTCTCTTCTAGCTGTTCTTTGAGTGTAGACACATTAAATTCCAATATGGTTTTATTTCTATATCTATTTATAATAAAAAAAAGACCGACGTGGATGTCGGTCTTTCAATTGGTATTTTTACACTATGAGTTAACGTTTTCCCGAATCCCCAAACCCAGTAGATCCACGATTAGTGTCTGATAATTGATGTTGCTCAAGTAGGACGGTATTAGGTATATTTGCTATTACCATTTGAGCAATTCTATCACCGTATTTGATTTCGATATCATTCTTTCCAGCATTGAAAAGTATGACACCAATCTCTCCGCGATAGTTACAATCGATTGTTCCAGGAGAATTTGTTACCATCAATTGTTCTTTAAGAGCATTACCTGAACGTGGACGAATTTGAGCTTCGAGATCATTAGGCAATTCGATATGAACTCCTGTTTTAATAAGAACCTGTTTACCAGGAGTAAGAGTCATTCTCCAACCCATACCAACTAATCTATCTTGTAAACCAGTTCCGTCCCAAATAGAAACTCCCCGAGCTTTTAAATCCCTACCTGCATCACCTTTTTTAGAATGAACGGGTAACAATTCTTCATACCCTTCTGTCATTTTAATCTTTACCACTCTCGGTTCAGAAGAACTCGGATTACAATTTAGAGCATTGATTTTATCATTAAGTATTTTAAGTGAAAGTTTTTCTGACATATTGTTCCTACATTTGTTAGTTTTTAATATGATCCCAATCACGTTTAGAATGGTACCGGTCTATATAAAGTTGGGCTTGTTGTAAATTCATTATTACTTTGAGAGGAGCTAACTCAGGAGGATATACAATAATACAATCTGACTGATCTTGTATAATCTCATTATCAAATGGTATTCCTTTTTGTACTAAAACATCCTTCATTGCATTTAATTCATCATGCTGACTGGACGTGCAAGAAGGAACGTCACTTGAACGCTCCTTCTTAAAAGGCCAAATTGGTCCTCTATTATGCCACATTATCTTGTTCAGCCTTTTTATCAGCATCAATTTCTTCATCGCTTCTGACAATACCGTTTACAGTTTCGACAAGAGCTTGGAACTTTTGATATGTTGGATGATTTTTATTTGTAATATCTTGCAAGTGTCCAAATAATGTAAAGTCATCACCTTTTAGTTTTAACCTAACTCTATCTAGGTCATCGAGACAGGCAATTCCATCAGCATCGTATTTGATAGTAAGATAACTAATCAAAGAATCTGCAACAGCAATCTTTTCTTTCTCAACCATACCGTCCCACCATTCTCCATCAATGTAAACTTCTCCTTCAACATCTCTGTTGACCCGTTCACGAAGAGGAACAATTCTTACTTTGCCAGGAACATGAGTACGATTCTTCTTCAAAGACGGACCAAGTGAATCGCCCTCTTTGTTAAGACTCCTAACTTCCATAATAGACAAACGAACTTTATGATCAACTAGAACCTTATGAGCTTTGTTCATAACTAGATTGAATAGATCAGTTGTATTCTTGTCAGCAATTTCATATACGATTGGCATTTATTTTTTCCTAATTTTTGGTTTTGTAGTATTGTCTAATGACATTGTGATATTATCACATCATTAAATACTTTTGTAAGAACTTTGACACACTTTCTTTTAATGTTTCTTGCTCTGTGTTGATGTAGAAATCGCAGTCCACGGGCGTTTCATACGGACTATCTATACCGGTCCAGTTTTTAATCTTCCCTTCACGAGCCTGTTTCCACATTCCCTTTACATCTCTCCGTTCGCATTCTTCAACACTACAGTCAACATGAACGATAATCACATTGTCTACAATATTTTTAATTTGATCACGAATGCTTTTAGTAGGACTGACGAACGAAGATAGTACTATTGACTTGTTATCATTGAATAATTGACATATGTGAGCAATCCGACGAATGTTTTCAACTCTATCTTTATCAGAGAATGTTAGATCGGAACAAATTCCTTTCCGTATAACATCTCCGTCTAACCTTACAAATTCTGGAAATACTTCATGGATAGCATCAGCAATTGATGTCTTGCCTGAACACGGTAGTCCAGTAAACCAAAACGTTACTGACATGCTTTCAACACCTTTCTACATGCTATGATTAATAATACTACCACGATAACTGTTAACACCACTGCAACTATAAGTGAGAGTACCGAAATTATGATTGCGCTTGGAATCCATAAAGGTGCTGTGACGAACCACCATGACCAATCTATAACTTCTGTTAATTTTAATACTAGAAATATAGAGAACAGTAAAAACATCGGTGTTACTCTTGCAACACTTTTATCTGTTTCAGTTACAGATTCTTTTGTTTCATCATCTGACATTTTTAAATCCTTGTATTAAAAAAGCGAAGGAGTGAAAATCCTTCGCTTTTTAATTAGTTTATTCTTCCCACCATTTAAACATCTTTGTAGCTCCGTCCCAATCTGATTTAATCTTACTTCCGCAAAATGGACAGTAAGCCAAATTAATACCAGCTTCGTCTAATGGCTGTGCTCCAAATTCAGGGTCAATACCTGGACCACTTTCTGATGAATATATTAATCCATCATTATAGTCAACCAAGTTCTGAAGATTCTTACACACTTGTGGTCTGTACATGTATTCTTTCATTCGATATTCCTTAGTTATTAGATTCAGCAACAGCTTTCATTTTATGATAAGCTTCTGGATCTAAAGTTATAACTGCATTTGTAGTCAAAAGAAGTGCACTGATTGAACTTGCATTTGTCAAAGCAGTCATTGTAACTAGAACTGGATCAATAACTCCTGCTTTAAACATATCACCGTAAACTTCATTACGAGCATCATATCCATAATTAACATCTGACTGTTCAAGAACTTTATTTGAAATAACTTCGCCGTTATTTCCACCGTTTTCACAAATGGTTCTGATCGGAGATTTAGTTGCGTTGATAATAATATCAACTCCAGCCTTCACCTCAAGATGTAATTTCATTTTTGCAATTTTAGATTTGATAGCTTCGCCTGCTCTAAGTAAAGCAATACCACCACCAGGAACAACACCTTTCTTTAGTGCTGCTTTTGTAGCATTTAATGAATCTTCAATACGATCCTTCTTTTCTTTAAGCTCTACTTCATTAGCACCACCAACATTGATGATTGAAATACCTGTAGTTAAACGAGCAAGTCTTAGTTTGTTATTAAACTGAGCATATTCACTCTTGGCACTTGCTAATTGTTCACGAACCAATTTTGCTCTTGAATCAATAACATCTTTTGGGACAGATCCATAAATGGTTGTACTAGTTGATGTAGCAACAATCTTTTTAACCTTTCCGAGGACATCAAGAGAGGCTTCGTCTAACTTAATACCACAGTTGGCTGTAATTGCTACTGCACCAGTAATACAAGCTACGTCTTCAAGCATCGATTGTTTACTTTCATGAAAACCAGGAGTTTTAACAGGCAGTACACGAAGTCTTCCCGCTAAATGATTTTGAACAATAGTTGTAAGAGCATCAGCTTTAATATCATCACACACAATTACAAGAGGAGCATTGTTATGTGTCTTTAAAAAGTTTCCTAGTAGTGGGAGAATGTCATTTGCATTATCAATTTCACCATCATAACAAAGTACAAATGCGTCTTCATACTCAGCACCAATCATGTCATCATCAGTACAGAAGTAATGAGAAATCATTCCTCTATCATATTGGAATCCATCAATTGAGGTAAGATGTGTTTCTGAAGTATGAGAATTTTCAACACGAACAGTTCCATCAGTACCGACCTTTAAAATAGATGCAGCAATCAACTTTCCAATTTCACTATCGTTGTTTGCAGATATAGTAGCAATCTTCTCTAACATATCATCTGTAACATCAACTTTAACATCATTTAAATGAGCTATAACAAGTTTAGTTGCGATTTCTATACCTTCTTTCAATCTAGCAGTGCTCATTCCTGCAGCAGCTGTTTTTAGACCTTCAGTATAGATTGCTTCAGCAAGAACAGTAGCAGTAGTTGTACCGTCACCAGCAACATCATTAGTTTGATTAGCAACATTCTTTACTAATTGCGCACCAATGTTTTCTACTCTATCAGGAATATGAATTTCACGTGCAACCGACACTCCATCTTTTGTGATAACAGGAATAGCTAGATTCCCTTTATCGATTACCACATTACAACCTTGTGGACCTAAAGTGCTCTTTACCGTTTTTGCAAGTTGTGCTACTCCATTAAGAATTTTAGAACGAGCTTCACCGTCAAAAGTAATTTTTTTCATACGTTTCCTTGTTATTTAAATTGGCTTGATATAGTATTATACATCTTTTTTGTATTTTTGTAAGGCAGATTTAAGATTTTTAATGTCTTCAACCCACATGTCCTGCACTGGTCTATTCTTTAAGAACTGTAATTCCTTTGCCATCTCTTTAATAGTGGCTAATAATTCCATAAACTTTTCCTTAGACAGTGAATAAATTGGCATTCTTAAAATGTAATCAAATGAACCCTCTTTATCTCGTTCGATATCTTTAAAAGCATCAAGTTGTTTCTCAATTTCTAGCTTAGCTTTCTTATTGATGATGATTTTTTCCTCTACTACTCCTTTACAAAAGGTGTATTTGGATAAATTAGTTTTGATCTTATTAGATAATTGTTCAATCATGTAGAGTTTTCGCTTGTCATAATAATGTAAACGTATATCCATGAACTTATCAATGACTTGTCGAACATCATCATACTTAACAATCTTTGTATTCTCATCTTCAAAAGTTAAATTCTCAGTAAACTTATCTCTAAGTCCTAAAACGTCTGTGATCTTTTCATCTGACTGTGCCAAGAACTCTCTGGACACTGTCACTTCAAATAAAAAGCTCTCATCATCTGACATGTCTTTGAAATCTTTAATGATATTATCATCTTCGAGTTTGATCAATTCCTTTTCATACTGTTTTCTAGTATATCGTACAGGAACTTCATCAATTAAAATCTTTGATCCTCGCTTAGTCTTTTGCCATCTTCCGATTATTTCAAATTTATTCTTTTCTACTTCAACAACAGTTCCATTAAAACCTTTAAAATATGGATTGAGTTTTCTTCTTGGATTCTTTCCATCTAGCTTGGAAATAATATATTGGATAACATCATCTACATTTCGAGGTAATATTTTTGAAGCAAACCCTATTGATAATCCTTCATTGTTGTTAAGGATTGAAAGTGGTAAAATTGGAACAAAGAAAGCTGGTTCAATTTCATCACCTTCAAAAATTTGCTGTTTTAAAATAGGTGTGTCCATCGGATGTAAAATAGAATCAAGATATGGTTCTTTGCATGTTTTAATATAACGAGCAGCTGATGCATCAGGAGATAAACGTGTACCAAAATTACCATCACGCTGTAAAAGAGTTATGTTATTTGCACCAGTGAAGTCTCTACAAAGCCCAACTATAACTCCATTTAGAGATTCTTCCCCATGTAGATAATTGGTAAGTTCTGCTGTACGAGAACCTAATTGAGAAACCTTTAAGTTACTACTCACGTTTGTCTTTATGACAGTGTACATTACTTTTCGAGCTGATGGTTTTAATCCATCAACAACAGAAGGTATTTTACGATAGTTGTCATACTGAGAGAAGTCTCTATAATCACAATCAAAGAAGGTATCTATAGGAATTGTTTTCTTATTAGTACTCATCAGGTTCCCATTTTTTAGTTTTCTTATCTTCCGGATGGAATATGATTTGTTAAACAGACACGAAAAACCCTGAAATTTTGATTTCAGGGTTTATTATTAATTATTAAATAAGACCTTGAGTTGGCTTTATAAGTTCTGGTTCTGGTTCAGACTGAACTGGAAGTCCAGCAATTAAGAATCCATTGCCACCTGGAAGTTCGACCAACCAGTTATCATAAAGTTCCTGATATGATATTTCCTCACCTAGTGAAGTCTTTATACCAGTTTCAGTTCCTTCAGCGATAAGAACCTTTCTTGTTCTATCTTCTTTCATGATAGACGCTCCGAGAATTGCATCTTCTGGACCAATATATGGAACACAACGTGCGCGTGATTCATTCAGAGCTTCTTGACGCATCTTTTCAATATCTTCAGACATAAACTTTCCTTTTTATTATTATGATTGGTGATATGTTATTATCATTAAGTTGTTTACTTTTTTAATTGCTAGTTCAAATTATTATCTATTTAAAACACAATCACTACATCCACTATTGCAACATTCATTACATTTACAATTTTCTTTAGGCGATCCACAATCTTCACAATTACAATTACAATCACTTACCGCCTTTTCACAATCGTCACATGTAAATGAGAATGTTTTTAATACCTCGAACATTTCGTCTATTTGTTTAGTATCCATTGTTTAATCTTCCTCTTTCGTATCCCAAATAGTTTGTAAAGGATTTTGACCTTCATCGTTTGCATCAATTAACATCTCTATGAAGTGTCGATTATTCATTCCAACATATGTCCATTCTTTTCTTACAATGTCAGTTATTTCAATTCCGTCAATCTCTATGTCAGACAGATCAGCTTTTTCAATTTCATGTACATATTGCCTGTACTTTTTATATTCATCTAAATTAATTTTCATTCTATTTACCATATTATATTCTTTCAGCTTTATTCCTAATTCTTCTATTGGTTTTTATAAAACGGAATATTTAAACTGCTTTCCATTGATATCAATTGTTAGTCTGTCAGTATCAACAGTAGTCATTCGGATATTCATTTGTCCAATTTTTAGACATTGTGTGAAAGTAGGAGTACGGCCTTCAAAAGGTTCAATGCTAAACCTTCCACCTTGTCCAAAATGTACAGTAAACTTTAAACCATCATAATAATATACTTCGCAATCAAATCCGCTTTCGCCATCATCGTCAAATTCCAGCTGAGTTTCAACTACAGAATTAAACATGTTGAAAAAATCCTCTTCTGAAGTTTTATAATCACCATAAATATAATCAGTGTCAGCAACCATTCTCCTTGTGCGAGTGGGAGTCGGCTTTGAAAGATCAGCTTTAATTTCATTTATAGTTTGTTTGAATTTTTCAGTTTCAAAGAAATCTATTTTTGATTGAACAATAGCTTTTTCATCGTCCATTACCTTCTGTATCTCAGCTTGTCCTTCGGGGGACTTCAAATGGTCTGTAAATTTTTGTAAAAAATCGCTCATTATAATTCCCAATTCCCGCAGTATCTACATCCATCTAAATGCACAGAATGTAGGCACATCTTTTTGTTGTTTTCAAATATTCGTCTTATATTAACAGGCGCTGTATCACTTGTTGGATTTTTAGCTTCTGTATCCAATGCACAGTTTAAACATACAACAGCTCGTTTGTCTCCAAGGAATGGTTTATCGCACGTTGAACATCCAACAAGATAACCACCTTGTGCCCATCCACCTAAACGACCAATGTGTTTTTCTAATCGTTCAATGTAAATATTTTGGTTAATAATATGTTGTTCGTCTGTTTTGGATTTTTTCATTATGATTTTCCTGAATCGCTTCTTTGAGAAACATTTAGATCTTGCTTGAGAAACTTCATTACTGTCTCTCTTGACACAGTGTCATCATTCTCTGGAAACTTTCTCCACAATTCAAGACCGATGTGCTGAATAGCTCCCTTAGTTCCGTTTTCATCAGTCTGTGCATAACCAAGAACTCTGATTCTTTCACATGAAAGTATAGTATCTAACATATCAGCCTTTTGCTTCAGATCATAATTCTCTTGCTCGAGACGTTGACAACAAGATTTTAAATCTTCACTATCTCCAGCACTTGGAGTAATAGCTTTTAAAGTCTGTGGACAATTCTCAGCTAACCATTGCAAGTGAATAGGATTGATACTTTCCATGTCCATTACTTTGCGTCCTTCATCAATTTTTGAATCCAATGTCTTACTTGTCGCATATCTTGCTCGCCTTCTTCTCTAGCTCTTTCAACTTGAGATAGTGCAGCTTCGATTCCAAGGTTGTACATGATTCTTCCAGCTTTTTCTTTTTCGCTTTCCATTGGGATATCCGTGTTTGATTGTTATACATTATTATCGTGCATTGGTGAGTATTTTAAAGATTACTTGAAGAAATCATCCTGACAAGGTTGACACATTCCTGATAGCTCAAATTCTTTTTTTGAAAGAGCGTCTGTAAAATCATCATTATTAATTTCCTTACTACAAAACGGACAAAGTCCAGCTTCAACATTTTTAATTTCAGTAGTGAAACCAGCATCGAGTAGCATTTGTTTTTTAGATTCTTTCATTATTGTCCTCGTTTTTTATTACCTACTTTAATATACTCCTTATATTACATAAGTCAACTCCAAACAAAAAAAAAGATCCAATTTCTCGGATCTTTTTTAAAGTTAATAATGTGATTGTGTTACAGGTAGGAACCTAAAATGGAGTTACCTATTAAACTATCAATCTTTTGCCACAATTCAATTTCTTTTTGAATAGCTGGATCGGATTTATACTTCATTAATTGCTCTACTACTTTGTCAGAATATGCTGCGTAGTAGTAAGCGTCTTTAAGAAGTTCAAAGTCTTCTGGTTTCATAGATGTCATAGCTTGTTTTAGATCGTTATCATAAGCATCTTCAACTACTGGACGAACAACTGGACGGCCAAGTTTAAGAGAAGGACTAATTGACTGTTCAACAGACTCTTCGACTTCTTCGACTTCTTCGACTTCTTCGACTTCTTCATCCTCCACTTCTTCTTCGACTTCGTCATCTAAAGTTTCTAGATCAGCGTCAAGCTCATCCTCCATTTCGTCAGTATCGATTTCATCTTCACTTGCTTCTTCAGCTGCAATCATGTCTTCATCAATATCTGTTTTGAGAGTCTTCAAATCTTTCTTATAATTCTCGATTGATTTATCAGGATCAAATAGATTTTCATCAAGTACATACATCTCGAGAAATTCTTTCCAAGAGCCATTTGGTAGACAGTTTGTACGCTTAGCATACTTCTTTGTCTTTTCAATAATCTCTTTCTGTTTAGCATCAAGACTTGCCATCGACAATCCAGCATCTTCAAGGGTAGATTTTACAACCTTGTCATACTCAATTGCTTCAGCACTTTCACATATAGGTGATGCGCTTTCAGCGATCATCTCTTTATATGCTTGCATAATATCATTTTTCAAAATGTTTCTCCTAGGTTCAAACTCGTTTTCTGTTATTTATACATTAAAGATCGAGAAACTTGACGATCGAAGTTTTTCTTTCCGGTCATCAGATCTTTTCTTATTCATCCATGCATCAATACTTTCTATTGTGTCAGGTGTAAACTCGAATGTTTCTATAAAATAATATATTCCAAATTTAGTTATCAAAGATCTGAGGTCGTGTTTATTCCAACTTCCTAATCCCTTTTTATAACTCGTGTGCAATTTTGTATTTGGATTTTTATTCATGTACTCATTGTAACTTTCAAAGTCAAAAAAGAATTCTTTAATCTCATTTCCTTTTTCAAGTACAATCATTGGAGTTCTTAATTGTTTCAAACGTCCTTCCATTACATATCCCTGAACATATTTGCAAAAGAATGTTAGTAACAATCCTTTTATACGAGTTCCGTCCAAGTCCGCATCCGTAGAAAGAAGAATGTTTTCAAAATTTAAGTTTTCTTGCTTTGCAAATTTTCTAACTCTAAGTTTATGAGGTTTGTATTTTGTCTTTGCCATTGTTTTAGAATCTTCACCACCATACTTTTTAAAAGCATCCTCTGCATCAATCCACTTACCTTCAAGATACAAAACATCATTCTTGTTTGCAGTAAGTTTTCCAACAGGAGAATCAATAGTATACCAAATATTGGCTTGTGGTAATTCGTTCTTTGAAAGATCAAGACCTTGAATCTCAATAATTTGAGAAAACTCTTCGTTCTTTAACAGCTTTGAGACATTGCCGTCCCAAGTTTGCATCGGAACACCTTTCAATTCATAGTACCCAATTTGATCTCTACCAATAGCAGCTGACAATCCACTTTGAGCTGAAGCTCCCTCACACAAAGAAAGGTATTTCCAATCTTTAGTAGGAGCTAAAAACTTCTCATTTCTAATTTTAGTTTTGGATTTTTTAGATGTTAATGATTTTAAATCTTTTCTTCTCTTTAGTTCTTCTTTGATCTTGAAGTTTTCAATTATTGGATCAATGATTGTTTTGTTCTTGTAGATTTTAGCACATAAACTATCCCAATCAATCTTTCCTAGAAACTCTTTAACATCAGTTATGCTGTTTGTAATGCTTTCCTTTGTCTGAGAATCTACTTCAATGTTTGGAAAGTTCCTAAACATACAGATAACTTGAATTTTGTTTTTAATATCTCCAACTCTGATAGTTTTGTATCTACGAATAACCTTTTCTCTGATACGAGTAGTCACTTCTTTGACGATATGGTTAATGTGATTTCCACCCTTACTAATCAACAATCCGTTTACACAGCTAAATTGTTTGAAGTCGTCAAACTCATTTGGAGTAACTGCAATTATAAAATGATCGTTTTCAATGAACTCGAAATCATCACTAAATGTTTTAAGATAATTTTTAGTAGAACCACTTAATACTCTTTTCTTATTAAACATAAATTGTATTTTTGGAAAAACTGTTGCTAAGTGATGTAACCGCTGATAGATTAAATCCTTATGAAGATCATCAATCTTTGTCATTCCAAATCTTTTAATGTCAGGCACAAATGAAACTTCTGTACCTGTCTTAGTCGCCCGTTTTTTAGTGATCTTATAAGAAGACACTTCTGAATTCTTACTACATTTTAACACCATCTTTTCTTTAGCATTAATAGTAGTAACATTAAATTTAGTTGAGAAGCAATTTGTTAGGAATGATCCTACTCCATTCATACCCATTGTGGTACGACCAGTATCATCATTGAAATTTGAACCAGCTTGCTTCTTTGTAAATGCTACAACTGATTGTGGGAGTTTTGTTTTTGATTCTAGTGCAGTAGGTATTCCTCTACCGTTATCACTAATGATTACGTTGTTGTCAGTAATATCAACAGTTATTTTATTAGCATGAGCAAAGTCTGTGCGAATACCTTCATCAATACTATTGTCAAGTATCTCATTTATAATTTTCAGAAGACCATCAACGCTATCATATTCACGAAGGTTTAGACGTGTGCCGTCAAAGAACCAACCTTCATGTGTAGTTGGTTTGATACTTCCGATATACATTGACTGGCGTTTAAGAACGTGTTCTCTATCAGACAGTACTGAAATTTCATTTGAGTTATTTACCATATTAATTTTTACCTTAATTTTTATTTATCAGGGTATTATCATTTATAAGTTTGAAATTTATACTCTATATAACATTCAGATACAAATAAAACGTAAAATAACAGAGCGATCATCATTGAATTGAATACAGCACATACTCCACAAGCTACTCCAACTGCTATAATCTTTGGCCAAACAACGTACCATTTGCGTTGTATGTAAAGAGCATCTAACTCTTCAACTAGCTCGGCATTGTCTAAATTTTTACTAAAGAACTTGACTGAATATGCAGCTAGAGTTGCTACTACACAATCAAGAAACATTACACCTACTAGTAAAGTCAACACCCAACTATCATGTCCGGTATAAACTGCATAAATGATAAACGATATTATTATTGTTATAATTCCCATTGTATTCCCTAAAAGTTAAAAAGGGTGATCCAATCGAATCACCCTCTTGAAGTTGTTATAATTTATTTTAATCCGGAATGATACCTAACAGGACACCTTCCTTAACTAACGAAACATCTTTTCCTTTTAGATTAATATGAATGTTTGAAGTGTCACCTCTAAACATTACAACATCACCTACAAATGCTTTTGTTACTAATGGACCAACCTTATGTACTTTATACAAAGGAGTTTCATCTTTTACTGAATCTGGAACTTCAAGAAGTCCATCGTATTCATTCTTTACTGTATTTTGGATTTCTTCAACAAGAAGAAAGTCACCTATTGGATCCATATTATCATCCTTATCAAGTTTTGCTATAATATTTTCAAATTGCAACCAGCAAATCGGAAACGTAGGTCTGAAAACAGCATGAGTATCAAACATAACCCTATCACCGATTTTTAAATCGTCCCAAATTACATCTTCTCCTTTACTAACAACAGTCGCAGCATCTGTACGAGTATTCTTTTCAATAGTATCAGGAACAATAATGCCATTTGATTCTCGTACTCTATGTAGTAATTCTTTTTTAAGTACCACAGTACTGTTAAGAGCTTGAAATTCAATATCAAACTTCTCGCCATTAATGTTTTGAGAAACAATATTCTGACCTGTCTTACTAACAGTCTCGTTTTGATATTTTAGTTCGTTAGATAAATATTCAGCTTGGCGTTGAGTATTTAAAAACCGTCTAGTTTGTTCGTTGTCTTCAGCCATTAATTATATCCTATTAAGGTCCTACTGTTGTTGTTAGGAATTGAGAGTCACCAGGCTCAGCATTTGAATCTGCAAGTACTGAATCTTGATTTGAATCTTGTTGAGAATCTTCAACTACGGCACTATCTTCACCGTGCGCAATAGCAATTGCATTCTGTATTGGATTTTCTGTTTCTTCTTCTGAAAGTAAAAATAAATTTCCGTCTGTATCACGTTCGCAAATCCAACCCTGATCTAGAAAATGAGAAAGAGCAATATCAACACTCAGATCATTATAATCCACAACAGCTGTTGAAATATTGATTTTTGACACATCACCTTTTCGTATTTCTCTCATCAGGTATTCATTGATGGCACGTATGACATCGTTTACTTTTTTACCAGATAGTTTATTGAAATCTGCCGGAGAGATTGGAATAACCTTTCCTATTTCATCTTCGCATGACATAAAAGCTCCTTGTTACTTATTAAGTGGTGTATAGTTAATTATCACGATCAAAGTTTGTTTTTAAAGCTGTATCGTGAAATTGATTTAGTGTAAACTAAAAAGCCTCTCATATGAGAGGCTTTTTATTAATAGTTTTGGTTTGGATTATCCGTGAAGGAAGATCTTCTTTCTGTAGTCTCCACCAGCAAGATACTCATCAATCGCAAAATAAATTCTACGAGGATTGATTGGAAGAGTTGGTAGTCTACCTTTCTTATCGGGTATATCATACTTGATATATCTTCCATTTGATCTCAGGGAAGGGTTTCTACTTTCTTTCATCATAATAGTTTTAAGAATAATTTCTTTTATTTTCAAATCAGCATCATCCGGTCTCATATAAGGAAGGATAGTACGAATAAGGTCAAGCATTTCATCTTGATCAACAATAATCTCTTGAACCATTGCACGAGAAAGAAGTGCACCGTCAATCTTTTCTTTAACCATGTTAGTAATAACAATGATCTTACTTTTGAATTCAAACTTATTTGGAAGACGTTCCTTATTCTTGATACGAATATATTCATTTTCAAGATTAGTAAAGTTTTTCAATTGCTGTTTAAGAACTGGACTGTCTTTCATGATAGGTGAAAGAGAATTTAAAATCTCTCCAGCCTTCTCAAGCCACAGTTCATTGAAATCGTACTCGTCCATCTTAGCAAATCTTTCTGCTACACTAAATTGACGAATAAGTTCAGTTATTTCATCTGCACCAAGTTCTAAATTATCATCTTCAAAGTCGCCTCTGCCTTGTATATCAACTACAGTTCTAAGAGCGTTTTTTAAGTTATCCATTCTACGTTGAACTTTAGATTTGCTAAATGTTAATTGACGGTTATCTACTTGTACAACTGAAGTTGATGTATCAGTAGCAGCCATTAATATCTGACGAGTATCTGAATTCGTCACAGCATCATCAGCATCATCAAAAACAATAACCATCTCTTCGCGATTATTATAAAGTTCAGCAAACAGCTTTGCAGATGTATTTGAGGATTCACCTTTATTGTATGAATAATCTTTTCCTTCAACCATCTTATAATCATTTTCCATGATAGATGTGATGTCATAAGTTTTACCTGTAGCAGGAGAACCACAAACTACGAATAGTTTTGCTTTAGCTGATCCTTCAGGATCTACAAAACGGTCAACCATCTCACGGTAACGTTCTTTCTTCTGGCCAATTGATAGATTCCATGGATCTGATCCAGCATCTTCAATCATTTTATTATATTCGTCTTCTGAAATATCATTGATCCATTGAGGCTCTTCGTCAGCAACAGCTTCAACACGTTGTTCGTCTACACCGTCAACTACTTCAACACCTTCGATTTTTTTTGCGTGATGACGTACTGCTGAGTATGAGAGATTCATTTGTTTTGCTATTTCTGCTTTGGACATTCCCGCACTTAACAACGCTTTAATAGCTGATTTGTTATCAGGATATACATCGCCATCAACTTCGATTTCTTCATTGATAGGAGCATCTGATGTTTCAACACTAGCAGCGAGTTGTTCAGGTTCTTCTGCATCAACTTCTACATCAGATGATTTCATTTCCATGTCGACTTCATCAACAAGCTTTGCAAAATCAATATCTTCTTCGTCTGTTGATCCTTCTAAAAGGTCTTTGATAATTGGAAGAACGATATTAATAGTTTCAACAGAATATTTTCCACTCACATCGATACGTGAATCAGGAGTAGGGGTTTCTTTTGTCGCATTTTTCCAAATATCAACGGATGAAATATTATTTCTATCACTCATATTAAAACGAACTGAGCGTGATGCATCATTATTGATAAAATAAAGTAATCCTTTACCTACTCCATCGCCATTTTCGTAGAAATGAGTTTCGTGAAATGGTACAACAGGGACACCCAATTCTTTAGATAGTTTATTTCCAATAATTTCAGAAACTCTACCAACTTCAGAATCTTTAAATCCCTCTGTCAACATACATTCACGAAGTATTGATTCGTGAAACGATTTAAATTTTTTCATTTTGATTCCTTATACAGTATTTGATTAGACATTATTCTTATTTATATATTTATTAGGCGATAAGATATCATCTAATGCCTTTTAATTTCAATTTTGCTACTGGCCCTCTCGAAATATGTTTGACTAGCCAGTCAAAATCCTCGAAATCAGTATTCCCTGTCTCAGTAACGTAGCTATTGACGTCCTTTTGAGTAATACTTTTTGGCCAAATGAAAACTAGCTTACCTTTATCTATTAATTTTTCAGAGAATTCTTTAGAAGCCCTGTCAGTGTGCTGATTATCAGGCATGTAAACTACTTTTGCTGTAGATTTTTCTTCTATCAGGTCTAATTGTTTACGAGAAACATTAAGACCTCCAACAGCTACCCCATTGCGAACAAAAATTGCATCAAATACTCCTTCCACTAAGAAAATAAAGTCCAATGACTCGTCAACAATGTCCAAATTCATTACATCTTTAGGAGCATTCTTTTCAAAAATGTATTTTGGTCCATTTGAATTATCAAGCTTTCTATATTGAGCGCATTTAAATTGACCTTCTCTCATCCATGGAATAACAAGTTTGTTTTGATTCTCATCATAATATAATTTGAAATTTCTCTGTAAGAATGGAGCAGAATACAATTGTCGATCTTCGATTAATTGTTTTACTTCATCTTCAGGAGTAAGCCAATTAGAAGGAATGTGATGTTTTTCCGATATTGTAGCTGTGACAGGAGTAAGTGAACTATAATCGGGCTGCTCATTTATAATAGGAGCTGCTGTTGTTGTTGACATATCTCGCAAGCTACATAAGAATTCTGATTGAACATCTGAATATGTTCTACCTGATATTTTTGCGACTAAGTGAAACCCAGATCCAGAATAAGCACAGTTAAAACAATAATAGCTATTTGTACCTAAGTAATAATTGCCACGCTTCTTATGAGAGTTTCTACTTGAGTCACCACAGATGGGACATCTGAATCTCCAAACATCTCTCATGATATTCATATTGCTAACAAGAATATTAAGTTTTTCTCTTACAAATAATGATTTGTCGAATTCGCTAAACATGACATTCCTTTACAAGTGTATTAAACTATGAGTTGCAAGTTCAATCTCTAACTGTGTTTTAAATTTCTGTTCAATTGGTCCTGAGTGATCAAAATACTCATTACCATTAGTGATGTACTTCTCACTGCGAGAAGGTTCTTCGTTAATGTAAACACTAATTATGTGTTCATCAATTACCTTTAATATATCATAGTAATCTAAACGTGGATTGGAAATGCAAATGAGATGTTTCTTCTTAATTAGTTTAGACCAAAGCTCATGATAAAACCAATCAAACTTCTCATTGTTCGTTTCAAGATAAGTGGGAAGATAATGACATAGTTCAATTTGTTCAACGTTTCTCCAATTATCGTTTGGGTGACATGAATGTACAACTATGCGATGACTACCTTCCATCTTTTTAAGAAGACTATTCATTTCGATAACTGATTGTCGAATGAAACGTTCGTTGAGTAATAAAGTAGATCCGTCCTGTGAAATAATTATTTCGTGATTGTTATTAATTACTTCAACAAGGACATCATTTACTAAATCACAGAAGTTGTTAATTAGTAGTGGCTTCATTTGTCACGTCCGAATCTTCACCTTCAGTAACATCTTCCTCTTCTTGCTCAACTCTTACCCAATCCAAAACTTTTACTACACTACTGCTTGTAATATCCGGATTTCCACCTTCGTTAATATTGATAGCAAATACTTTTATTTCCCTTCCATCCGACAAATCAACCCAATCTTTCTTATAAGCTATTCCATCTTCAACTTTAAATTCAAATCCACTTGTCGGATCAGTAAAGTAAACTGGAGGAGTTTTTACAGGTTGCTGAGCGTATTGTTGAGGTTGATTATTTCTACCAGCTTGAGATGTATGAGTTTTTGGTTGAACTGGAAGCTGAGCTCTCATTTGTTCTTCTTGTTCTTCATTCATAGTTAAGAACTCGCCAAGATCTCCATCGAATCCTTGAAGTTGTTTAGGAGTCTCTTCATACAGTTCTTCAAAGTCCGCATTCATTAGACTTGCTTGAATTTTCTTCAACGTGTCTGAAGGTGCAAGTGGACCAACTTTATACCCCATTACTCCAAATTCATTTTCAAGACCTTTTTGATCTGATACTGCTAAACTCGCATACATTATCACAGAAGGGTCTTCTGCATCAATCAGTCTCATGTATTTTTCTTTTAATTCGCTCATGCCTTTGTCCTTGTACTGTTTATTCGTTAAATCTAAGTATTAATATTAAAATCAATTTAATTTGAAATTCTTGAAAACCCACCTTCTTTGATGACAGTTATGATATTATCAAAGTCAGCATCATCTACACACTCTCTGTGAGAGATTAGAATAATACTTTCTACTTGTCCTGAATCTTTTAATTCTGTTAATATTTCCATGAGAGATACTACAGCTTGTTCATCTAATCCACTATCAAGAAATTCATCAAGAACTAAAATAGATGAAATCAGATTACCTTGATTAAATAACATCTCACGAAATGCAAACAATACTGAAATATTAATCCTAGCTCGTTCACCTGTTGAAAAGTTATCATAACTACATTCTCCTGTTTCAGTAACAAAAGTACAATCAAAGTTACTATCAAATATACAAGTATATGAAGAATTCATTTTCTTGAGATAGAATTGTATTCTGTTATTAAGAATGTCAATCAAATCCTTTATAACGAACTTCTTAACTCCGTCAGCACTTACAATGAGTTGGACTGCTTGAAGGTACTGTTGTCGAGTTACATAGCCTTTAAAAACGTCTACATGAGAGTTTAACTGTTCAGTATTTTGTTTAATCAATTCTTTAAAAGGTTGATGGTCTTCAACAGATGTAACTTCCTTTTGTAATCTTTTTAACTCACGGATACAATCCTTCTCTTTTGATTTTAAATGTCTAATTTCAATATCAATTGCAGTTACACTATGTTTATCTTTTTCGTATTGATCCTTTCGAGTTTGTAAAATTTTATTTTGAGACGATAATTTCTTTCCTATTTGATAAAATTTTTCAATAGTTTCATCTCTAGTAGAAATCTGTTCCAATGTTTCATCAATCTTAAACTTGTCCTTTACTCTAGGCAGACAACACAACTCACCAATTTCTGATAAGATGTCTTCATACTTTGCAAGATACTTTTTACTTGAAGTGTTTTCACTTTTAAGTTGTTTTACTTTAGAAGTAACCTGTATTTCACTATCCTTTAGTTTCTTGAATGTTTCAACGTCAAATTTTGATAATTTTGCAGAAAGTTCAACTTTTTCTTCTTCGTAAGACTCTACTTCTTTATTAGCAAGTTGATACTGAACCTTTTTATCTTTCATTTCTGTAACGAGATCACGGAGACGTTCCTTCTTATTGTCCTCGTGTTTGGTTCTTTCATCTTCAAACTGAGCAACATCAAGTTGAATTTTTTTGATCATCTTCTGTGTAGAAAGTAATTCAGATTCAACTTTCTTGACATCTTCTTTTACTTTAGTTTCCATGTTACCAAATACAGCTAAATCAAAAACTTCTTCTACAAACTTTCTTTTTTCACCACTCTTCATTTTAAGAAAAGAGTTTTGTTCATTAGATGAAAGTACTATACAGTTTTTGAAGACGTTCCAATTACTTTTTAAAATATTTGTTTCGATAAAACTATTAGTAGCATCCGCACTACCTTTAGTAACATTTATACCGTTATGAGTAACCATCATTGTTGGAAGCTGTCTGTGCTTTGTCATTCCTCTAGTGATGACATATTTGTCCTTACCAACTTCTAATTCTAATCGTACTTCTGTATCACCTTCACATGCATAATTTCTATTAGGAATATGCTTTCTTGTTATTGGTCTGAGAGTTTTTCCGAACAGTGCAAATAAAATAGCATCTACAAATATGGTAGATTTTCCCGATCCGTTTTTAGTATCAAGGTCATGATTGAATCCGTAAACGTAATTCAATCCAACATAATCTGGAAAGTCAACTACAATAGGAGCACCTACAGATAGAAAATTTGAAACTGTTAATCGTCTAAATTGGATGTTGTGATGGGTCATTAATTTACCTTTTCATAAAAATTTCTAGCAGTATCTATCAATTGCTTGCGATCTAACTTTGTGATACGGTCATCAGTAGATTTTTCAATATACTTCTCAATGTAATCAAATTTAGAGTTAATATTTAATTTAGTAATAGTGTCAGTATCAGATGTTGATAAATCATATTGGCTAAATAAGAAATCAGTTACACATGGACGAAGAGGATTGTGAGTATTAATTTCATCTACCATAGAAGAAACTTCATGGTAAACATAATCATCATCTATAATTAGTTTTGCAAAATTGCCTTTTATTTCTTCGGGATTTATTTTCTGAGCACCCTTCTGAACCATCGACCAATAAATTTTATGATAAATTGCACTGTGTTCGTTTTCATGAAACTCATAAGACATATCAGTAGTATCAATTGTCCAAATACCTTTTGAGTTTCCACAATCGCCCCAATCTAACATAAATGGACATCCAACTGTAATTACAGTTCCGTGTTCAGTAGGATATTCTTTTCTTACATGAAAGTGACCAGAGAAAGTTAAAGGAGCTATTTTTGAAACATGATCAATTGAAAAAGGCGAACCAGCATGAACGTGACCTACAAGTGCTGCACCGTTAAATTCAAAGTGACCGAACGCAGCATCTATTTCACCAGTACTGATATAAGGTTTTAAATCAAATCCGTACGGATACATTAAGAAGTTGCGATCACCAAATTTCATAATCTCTGGATCGTCAACAACCTTTACTCCAGGAATTTCTTCAAATACTTTAACGCTTGTAACCTCCATGCTGTTTTTCATTACCATGTCATGGTTTCCTACTACCATAGTAACAGGATAAATATCAGCAATCTTTTTTAAACATTGATACGATTCTACAAATGTTGAAACTGAAAGAGAAAATCTATTTTCAAACCAATCTCCAAGAAAAAATACTTGATCTATTTCCATTTCCATACATCTACGAATAAAGTAGTCAATGTAATCGGTAGTTTGATTTAATCTATAAAGAGCGTCTTTATTTTTACCCCAGTGTATGTCACTGAACATTGCAATTTTCATATTTAATCTCCAAGGGTGTACAATATCATTTTTTATTGTGTTATTATCGTATTAACTATTGAAATTTTAAGTATGAGTTTACATAAAAAAAGATCAACATGGTTGATCCTTTTTAAACTTATATTTCAAGTAAAGTATTATTTTTCTTTTGATGGTGTTGATTCTGCTTCTTCTTTTGCCTTTGCTTCTGCTTTAGCTTTCTTAGCATCTGCTAATTTCTTTGCTCTCGGTGTTTTCATTTCTCGTTTTTCATTCTCACCAAATTGAGCAGTTTCAATTTCATCTAAAATTTGTAATTGTTGAGACCTATCAATATCATTCATGTATTCCAGATCGATAAGGTGTTCTCTTGCTATTTCTAGTTTTGCTTTCTCATGTTTCTTCGATTTCATGATCCAAAATATGAATACATTATGACAAATCATAGTCAAGTAACTAAATGGATTACACTTCGGGTGATTTAAATCTATTTTGTGAAGGTTTTTAACCATTCTAAAGATTGCTTCGTTTACAAAATCTTCTCGGAACGAATATCGCCAAAAGTTTGGACGAGTAGCATACCTAGTAGCAATCTTTAATAACATTTCTCCAAGTTCTTCAGTAGCAGTACCTATATTTTGTGGATCTTTTGCCATTGATTCATTGAAAAGTCGTAACTCACTCATCAATTCTTCTTTGCCAACGTAGTATATGTGTCTTTTTCTAGCCATTCTTAATCTCCAATGTGATTGGAAACGCACTTGTGATTCTCTCTATAGTATATAATAGCGATCTATCATGCATTTGTAAGTTGTTTTATTGAGTTTGTATGGTATATTGATGTTTTTTACCAGTTGTACCTGTGATTGTTTTAATCTTAGGTAGAGCTGTAATCAACCATTCGCCTGAAAACTCATTTGCTTCTATAGCAATCTCTAAATCAGAACCTTGAGTTCCGCTTAGAACTGTCAACGTACAAGGTGTTCCATCTAACACACCATTAATTTTAACTACATCATCTCCGTCAGTATCAGACATTGCAACATACCCACTGTATGTTTCATTTTCTAAATCAAGAATCAAATGATAATCCCAATCTTTGGTACCATCTTGTCCTGAACATTTATAATTCATTGAAGCGTATGTAATATCTCCAATGTTCATTGGAAGAATATCTGCAACAATAGTTCCTAATGGATCTTTGCTTGAATAAGCAGGTGCAGCTGGATTGATGATTTCACTGAATTGATTAGTGACATTATCAGTGTGTACGACAACAGCAATATAATGTTTAAAGGCTTCCATTGGAAGAAGTAACAACACTGCTTCGTCAAAGTCTTCAATTGTATCAGCTGTTTGAGTTCCAAAATGATTTGCTCTATCATTAGGATCTGTAAATCCTGGAAATGAATCTTCCAACATAAAACTATCATCAAACTGAGTTACATAATCATATACATAATCAACTTTACTTACGAGAGGATCAAAAGAAGAATCTTCAAATTGATCAAATGCTGCTTCTGTTTTAAACGGTTCTACAAAGTCAGGGTTATCTAATTTTCTAACTACATATCCCTTTGAAGAAGTTGAATCTGTTGCTGGAACTCTTCCATCGTCACCATCTTCAATTTGTATAGATTGAATTTCTTTCATAATTATTATCCTTAAATCGTGTTAGTGTGACGATAATGTGTAATATCGTATGATACTACATCGTTGATACCTGGTTTCGGAAGTGCATTGATAACTGGGAATGATGGAGACACGCTTGGCTCAAACTCAAATTTGATAGTCGGAGCAAGTGAAGGCTCAACACCAAAAGTAGTTTGTGTTGTAATGTCCCAAACATATAGACCACCAACAACTGAACGAGTACCTTTTATAATTCCACTAAACAATAACAATGGACTAGCACCTTGATTTATATCATACGAACCAATCATCGTTCCACCTTCCCAATCAAAAGTGACATTTAATGTTGCCATGTTTTCTTGAAGATGTGTGTTTGTATTGATCAGTGTTGTTGATAAACCAGAGTTGTAAAATTGTCCTTTGATTGTAGTCTTTGTAACTGTCGAAAGATCGAGATCGTTATTTAGGAATGCGAATACTTCGCTCCACTCAGTAAACGGTTCTGAAACTTCTTGATTGGCTAACACATGAATTGGATAAATGCTCAATCCTGTAGTGCTATCAGTTAATGATTTACTAATGTTATCAATATACTGTTGATTATAAACATCTACATTTGAAACAGTACCTTTAATCTGAACTGTTTCTACATCTAATGAAGAAGTTAATTCACGAACGCAATCTACTCCAATTACTTTTACTGATAATCCAAAGTATGAATTAACCATTGAACCAAACTTAATGTTAACACATTCCTGATTCTCATTAACTGGAATCTCAAGAAGGGTTGAAAAGCTTTCAGTGTCAAATGTTTGCTTCTGAAATAATTTTGTATAGTTTGTTGCGCCAGGTAGTTTTGCTTGTAATGTTATGAACGTATCACCTATACCAACTTCAAATCCTGTGAACATTGAGTCTTGGAAATCAAATGCTGAATCCTGACAAGAGTCTTGAAATGAATCTTGAAATGAATCTTGAAATGAATCTTGAAATGAATCTTGACATGAATCATCGAGGTTTGGTGAGAAGTATGAATCAGTTCCGATATATGAATCTTCCCAATAAGGAGTATACTTGTCGGTTACACAAATCTCAACATAAAGTTTTCTTACGTTCCAAAATGATATTCCAGCAAAGTTCGGGCTTGATAAAAGAACAGTTTGTTCTATTAAGGCATCGTCCTTGCTAGTGATTGGTTGCGGTGTTAATTCTAAAGGGTTTGCTAAGTGCTTATATGACATGTCTCTTATTTCACGTACAGTAGCATTTGTAGCCTTTATGAAGGCGTAAACATCTGTTGCTGTTGTGATACTCGGAAGAGTCAACATATCAACTGTATCACTATTTAAAATAGGAATGAGAGCAGGATAATCAGCCGCAACTATCTCAGATCCATCAGCCAGTAACCAAGAATCATCTGACTCTGTAGTATTTGGTAGATTGATTTGTGTTAAAGCAGTACTACTATACACTTCTATAATAGTTCCGACGCTAACATTTAAGTTTGCAGAATTGTTTGATTTCAGAGTTTCATTTACGAACATTCCGTTATCGCCAAGATTCTTTTTGAATACTAAAGTTTGACCAGTAGTAATTTCAGCAGCATCAACATTTGTATGATAATCACTATCATGTAAATCATGATGAAGGTTTTTTAATTCATACTTGGATTCTCCTGGATTAGTAACAAGCACTTGATTATCAAGTCCATAGTTAGCAGGAGTATCACCTAATAAAGTTATTAGACCTTTTGATGATAACTGACTTGGGTTGAAATTTATTTGTGCAGCAGCAGTTAAAGTATTTCCAGTATCTAAATCAAATCCATGATCATCAAGAGTTTCACTCATTGTTGGATCAGCATAATCATATTGCCAGTTACCTGTACCGTTTACAGGAACCCAATTTGAAACTTCTACTTCTTCACCAGTGTTTAATGTCAATGTCTCCATGGATGCAATAAAAGTAATACTCGAGAAAGGTCTATCTTCATCTTCGCAGTATACTTGAGCTTCATTATAAAGCTTACCTAAAATAGTTGGATGAGTCAGTTTACTTACTGTTAATGTTTCACTATCGTCTCTTGTGAAAGGGGTAACAGGATCAACAACTCTGATCATAACTCTAAAAGGACTACCAACTTGGAGCTCTTCATCTACTGGACTTGTTCCAGTGTTGATAGCTGGTTTAACAATAGTGATTTTATCACCATGATTATTTGGCTTTGGAAGATAAATGACTTCATCATTTACATAAACTAAATCCTGAATAAGTGGATCAGAGTTTACATCAATAGTTCTTCCAATAACTTCATGAACAACATCAATAACATTAATTGTTAATTGGTCGATATTAATTAAAGCTTTTGTAGCTTTCCAAGATTCAGTTTCTCTATCATATACAAGTGCATAACTAAATTCAGCATCATCTTCGCCGAGATCAGTATCAACATCAACCAAATCATTGAGATAAGTAGTTGGTGTGTGAATTCCCCATTTTGGTTTAATACCATCTAGAGTTACTTCTTCACTGTACGCAATAACGTCACCTAGCTTTACAGCTGGTACATCCGCATTATTGATAAGCTTATATTGAAAATCAGTTTCTGAAGTACGTATGAGACGAAAACGCTCATCAACTCTACTTCCCCAAATACCTTCGATTTGTTGTAGTAAGTATTCGTCGTTCTGATATAGTCTGATTCGTCCTCTGTTTACAACCGAATGATTTATATACTCGTTTGAAAACGCTTTAATATCTTTTATATCAACTGGAAGTTGTCTATTCATTTATTATTCCTTTAAAAATTATTCGCCTTTCCAAATTATTCGCCAAAGCTGAGTGTGAACTGGTGCTACTTTATCTATAAGTTTTCTTATATTTTGTTCAACAAGTTCTTGTACTTTGATTTTTATAGCTTTATTGAATGTTGGACTATTTGAGTCAGCATTATGCTCACCTTTTTCTAATCGTTCATTTAATCCACTATTTTCAATCAAGAGTGAATATACATTACTCTTATGTAACGGACATCCAGACAGCTTATAAAAACCTTCAATTCTTTCAATTAACTCAAACTGATCGAAGTTATTTACATTATCTACATCTCTATACGAGTAGGATAACCAAATGTCATTTGAATCTTTACCTATACTCCAGTATTTTCTCAATCCATCTAGCGTTCTTTCCATACATTCGTCATTTTGTGTGATATAAGTTTGCCAATTTGGATCATACATATTTTTAAGTCTGAATGATTGAGCTGACATGACTTCAGGATAAAGTACGTTAAGTTGATTACTCTTGTTAACATATATTGGATGCTGTTCACCGATTAATGTATCGGTATCAAAAAATTGGTATTCGCTTTTGAAACTATCCAAAGTTAAATTCTGTTCGGTAAGATAATTCCAAGGTATGTCACAACGTTGAGGATATTCTCCTGTTACAACATCATCTATAATATTATCAGGAATGATTCCTTCAGCAACCTTCTGACATTCATAAAGTGCATTCGTAGGAACAACTCCAGGAAGATAGTTCCTTCCGTTGATAACTCCTGTCTCATCATATACATCAGTGAACGGAACAAGAGGAGAATACTCATCAATGATAAATGATTCATCTCTAGCTGATGGGTGATAATAAACTACTCCATCATTATCAACATTCCAACCTTCTTTATCTGCATCTAGTAAGTATTCAGGATGAAACACACTTGGGTTAAATTGGTTTTCAACTATTTGTCTTGTGTCTCGTGCTTGTAAAGATTGTTTTTTATATTTCGCTTCTCGTCCACCTAATACAAAACTAAACGTTTCATATTGAACAGCGCCGATATAATTTTTAACTTCAGGTCCATTACATAATATAGCTTCTCTGTCAGTTTCTTCAACATAAGACTTGTCAATTAATTTCAAGTCAATTAAAGAACGATTTACATAATGCTCTGGAACGTTTACTAAAAACATTGATGTGTATTTAACATCATCATTTTCTATGATATCTAAAAATACTTCATGTGAATTATTATCACCTGAAACTACTTTATTAATTCTAAAACGAGCATTTGTAGGATCTACATTTAAACTTTCAAAGTCTACCGTACTTCTAATACGATCAAGATAATAAATGTCAATGTTTGATTCATCTATTTCATAAGCTGGAAGATATTTACCAACATGTTCTTGTAAAATTACAGATGTTGTTTCCTGATCATCAGTTTCAGTATCATCTAATCTAACTTTTACTTTATGATTATGTTTGTTAAATGTTAAAGTAGATTGATCAATTTGAATAATACCTACCGCATTTTCATATCGTTCAGAATCATCCAATACTCTTCCTTCTGCAACAGCTCCTGTATCAGGTTCAATAGATGGGAAATCGTAATTGTTTTGAAACTCCAATCCGTTTTCTGATTCGTCTAGTCCAGACTTTGCGATATTTTCAGCCTCAAAAGCAATTACAAATTTTTCATCGACCGCAGTCATGTCAAATTTGAATCGTTTCCAAACACCGGCATCATATAATTCTGGTTGATCGTCAAATTGAGAGTCTTCCACATCGGGAGGACAAACTATATCTGTATTAAAGTCGCTGAACTTTGCCATGTATGGGTTCCAAGTATGTTATCAGTTTATCTTTATTTATTACCAATAGCGTCACTAATGTCTTTTAGTTGAGTTAAAGTTTCTTCTGATACTGTTAGATCGTTGCCGTGAATTGTTTTTAACGTGTTTTGAATTTCAATTATAGGTTGGTTATAAGGACCTATTTGTTTAAATTGACATGTAGATCTTAATATTTGTATTGCAATTCTTATTACTTCAGGAGATGTATTCATTCTTGTTCCATGATCATTAATCTGAGATCTCTAATCTTCATACTCAATGCTGGATTTATTTGCAACGCTTCATCAGCTGCTTCGGCTAAATGACCTACAGCTAACCACTTGTGCTCAAATTCGTCTGTACCATACCCTTGATTACATTCACGAAGTAAAATTATTGCCTGGCTCATATGTTTTCTAACGCAATCAATACATCCTTTTCGTTCATCGAGTATTGAAATCTCTTCTGGTTTGAGACTTACTGTTTTGATTTTATTCTTTTGTCCATATGAAGGATTGTAAGCTGCTAGAAGTTGTTCGAGTTGTGGAGGAAACATTCCAGGTTTCATAGATTGAGAAACTTGTCTTTTCAGTTTTAATTCATATCGAGTCTTTACACATCTAGGACAGTCAGCTTTCTGAATCTTCTTTTCTATCTCATCATAATTTGAATCAAACTGTGGAAGTTTTTGTAATATTTGCGCTTTGTATGTGTAAATCCAATTCATTTACTACTCCTGTTCTAATAGATCCAAGTAACATGGTTCGTTTTCATGATCATGTTTATTGTGATTTGCTTTTTTAATAAAGTTTTCTCTTACCTTGCTATTGCTTCTACACGTATTACATCGATCATCATTAGTTAAAAAATCAAACTTTGGACAAAACCAAGATTTTGTTTGTCTTGATAGCTCAGTTGTAACATCATTGGAATAATCACACACTGCTTGAAAATTTTCCTGTATCATTAAATTGTAAATGTAAAATGCTTCGTCCCAAATTTTTGTATCGGGACGCTTCATTGTTTTCTTTCCAGTGGCCTTGTAAATGCTTTCCTTATAAGGTACTTCTACAAATGCACTTAATTGTTCCATAGTGTATTTTGCATTTATCTTATGATCTGAATAATTCAGCAGAAAGTAATCAACCTTTGGATTTACTATCATATATTTTGCAATCGTTATTAAATCAAAGATTTGTTTTTTAGGGTCAGCTTCACTTGGACCAATTTGTCCAACAAGTCCGGTTTGTGATGTTGCAGTTTCAAGAGGATCTCTCAAACAGATGACTAACTTGTCAATATACTTTGGTTCTGTTTTTGGTAACCCAGTAGCAATTATTTTAACAGCATGATCAGAGGATGTCGATAGTTTATAAAACTCTTTTTCATTTTCTGATGAATATGAAAATCCATTGGATATATACTTTAAATTTTCCCAAAACCCTGTAGGGTTCAAGTTATTATTATTCTTCAATTCATATACATATCGTTCGGCAGCATTTTGAGCTTTCTTTTTCTGAGGGAACTTATCTCCTACTATTTTATCTTTGCCAATTAACTTTGCCAATGATAACATTGCTAATGAAGTTCCACTACGAGGAGTTCCTGTTACTACAATCATTTCATTTTCCTATTAAGTTAATGATGCTTTCATCAATAATGTCATTGTATTTGTACCAGATACTAACACAACTCCTGTATTTAAATTACCATAACCAGACATAAATCCAATTGATGATCCATAAGCAAATATATTTCCAGATGTTGCATTTACCGAGCCGCCAACATAAATGCTTCCTACTGAATAATTACCTCTGTAAAATCCTGAAGCATTTGCTCCTGCAAATTCATCATGTACTAGTTTAGTTTCTCCGTTGGACCAAGTCTCACCTAACCAATCTTTTGTTGCAGCAGCGTCAGACCAAGACCAAGTAATCTCAGCATGTGGATCTCCTGCGATTTCTATTCCTATCTCTTGAACTAAAGCTGGATCTCTAATAGTTATCGCGTATGCTTGAGCAACTGAACCGCCTAAATTAGTTGCTGTTATTTCAACATCATATACATTGTTAGCACCATTGTCAGTAGGTGAAGCAAATAATACTGCTGGTGAGAATGTTACAACTCCAGTAGCTGGTACAATATCAAATAAGGATTGATCCAATCCTCCAGTTATAGCAAACGTTGGAGTGTTAGTAGCTACTGCTGTAAAAGCTGCTGACCCTTCCGATATTTCAAGAATAAACGTTCCTGTAAAAACAGGCAATGGTAATTGATCAACTGTTATAACATAAGCTTGAGTCTGATCACCTGCAGGATTAGTTGCTGTAACTTCAAAATCATAAACATTATTAGCACCAACATCTAACGGAGTTAAAAAGTCAGGAGCTGCTATAAATGTAACCACACCAGTTATATTATCAACCGCAAATAGAGCTTCATCCACTCCACTAACTATTGAAAAAGTAGGAGGATAATCATTAAATTGAACATCAACTGTCAAAATATCTGTTTGTTCTTCATCTACGTTCAATGCAAAAGGACCATTAAAAACTGGTAATGTAAAATCATTCACAGTCACAGTAAAGGCTTGTACAGTGGATCCTGTTTCATTAGTAGCAGTGATTTCCAAATCATAAACATTATTTGCACCCGCATCTATTGGTGCTGAAAAATCAGGAGGAACTATAAAAGTAACTGTGCCGTCATATGTGATATTAAACACAGCTGCATCTGCTCCACCTGTTATTGCAAAATTTAGATCATAAGTATTTGGATTTGCAGTGGCAGTGAACGGATTGGAATATCCTGTTGTAAGACTATGAGCTGTGGCTCCTGTGAATACTGGCGCTGTCGGAGCAGGCCAATTACTTCCTCTTAAAAATTCCCACACTTCTCCGTTTGTAAATGTAACTCTACCAAACTGATCTGAAATAGAATCATTATATGTAAAATCTAAAGTGTGAGATTCAACTCCCACTGAAGTATCATTATCAGCTAAAGGAGCTAAAATCTTTTCTAAGTCCAAAGTCAACCCAGCACGTACTGTAAATTCTATTATTGCAGTATCACTTAAATCAGAAATGTTCAATACAGAGTCACCAATTGAAATAGCAATGGATTCTCCATTTGGACTAGCATCTGTATAATCAACAAATACATGTCCTAACTGACCCGAGTTCCACGTTTTATTAAAAGCAGAAACACCTTCTCCACCACCACCAACATACTTTACAAATACTGTATTGTCTAAACTAGTTGGATCAGTTGTTCCCGAACCAGAAAAATTAAGAGTTTGTATCGGACCAACTACACCAGATACTCCTATAACAGTGATTTCATAAGTTTCTGAATCAGCTCCTTGATCATTTGTAGCTGTAATTTGAAGATCATATTTGTTATTTGCGCCAGCATCAGTAGGTGCTGAATAATTAGTAGCTACTTTAAAATTTACAAATCCTCTAGCGTCAACAGTAAATAGAGCAGCATCGGCTCCACCGGATATTGTATAAGTGGGTTCAAATGTTCTATCCTTTACATTCACTTGAAATGCTGGCATTACTCCATCATTTACTACGTATTTTGTTGGTCCAATTATTTCAGGAGCAACAGGAGCTGGAACATCATTCCAATCAGGATTTATTCCTGTACCACGTCTAGTTGAAAGTTTTACTCTTATCGGACTGGCAAATCCCGATGAGCCTATGTCAAATACAATTTCTCCGAACATAGCATCTGTTATCTTTTGATCTTCAATGTAAGTTGGTGTTGCAGTATTCGTCCAATCTCCTGTCGGTGCTTGTACTCCTAAAGCAGACACTCCAGAATTGTAGTTATCCCATGTTGATGAAATTAATGTTGCGCTTGTTCCTAAAGAATCAAAACTGTGTTGCCAATTTCCATCTAGATTAAAGACATCCTTGTAATCATTAGATCTCCAAGTAGAAGAGAAACGTATTCCTTGTCTAATTAGACCATAATTTACCACCATAAAAATGGTTGCAGAATCTTTGTCTATATCGAAGTAAAATTGTCCAACGTCTTCGTCTCCAAATCCTAAACTAGAAACAGCTACTGTAGTCCAGCGGTGTCGTAAGTTTGTTTCTATATAGTTAGTGTCGAAAACTAGGGTCCCGCTTGCACCTCTATTTGCTTTTACTGAATACCATCTTCCAGCCTGTACTCCATTACTATCACACATCAGTCTCGCAAATTGAGCAACCCATTTATCACCAGCTAAATTCATTCCTTCTATTTTATAGTCTATCGTTGGATGTGTGTTAGTTGGTAAATTTCCTAATATATCATCAGCTCCGTATTCAGTACATCTAGCCGTTGGAAATTCACTTATAAATATCGTAAAGTTTCTGTCAGCAAACCCACCAGGTCCCGTTGCTCTTACAGTTACATGATATTCATTATCTGCATCAAAATCACCAGGGGAAGCAAAATCAGGTATTGCTAGAAATGTTAAAACGCCCGTTGTGGGATCTAACGAAAATTTGGAAATGTCTTCTCCGCCTATCATAGAAAAAGAAGTTGTATCGTGTGCTGTAATTGTCATTCCTTCATCATAACCATCAAATCTTTCCCTTGTAGATGGTCCATAAAATTCAGGTAATTCTGAAATATTGGTTACTGTAACAGAATAAAATTGAAAAGTTTGTCCACCTGGTCCAGTTGCTCGTATTCTAAGAACATAATTGTTGTCGTAATTTTCATCTCTAGCGTCATCAAAATCGGGAGCGGTTTTCCATACTATTTCTCCAGTTACAGGATTTATGTTAAAAAAGGCTTCATCTCGTTGTTCTATTATTTCATATGTGTCAGTATCGGTAGCGGTAGCAGTAAATGCAGTGAGACTTCCTTCTTCTTCAGTTTCATAATCAAACTCTCCGAAGAATACAGGGGGATCAAACTCACAATCGTCACAATCTGCAAATCCAGTCTCATCAGGAGCTCCAAATACAGTTGCTGGCTCAGTGGTACTCGGACCTACACGCTTGTAACAAATATCATTATGTTTTATATACTCTCCGTGAGTATCAGTATCTAAATAAATATTTGCCATTATAATTTGTCCATGTGGTTAATATATTCTCGAGTCATAAGTATTCCAAAAATATTGTTACAGTATCCTTATTTACTTATTATTCTTTGAATATATTAACCATATCCTAAAAATATTATCCTAAAGTATTTCCACTAGGAATAACATCCAGTTTTCCGTCTATTATTTTCTTTCCATTATCCCAAGTATGGTTTTTAATACTTTCTTCAATGGTTTTATATGAATCAGTATCAACATTCTTTCCGCATTCATACATACAAGGTTCTTTTAAATAATCAATCTGTTTGTGATTGGCTAATACTTTTTTATTGTATTTGACTACGTCACTCGATAAACAACTCTGACAATCACGATTGGTTACTTCATCATTTGTTCTAGTGCAAATAAATTTATCTGTGTATTTTCTATATGCTCTTGTAGGATCTTCGAAGTAATCTAATATTTCCTGATAGTTTTGTTTATTAAACTGTTCATAAACAAATTCAGCATCTTCCCAAAGCACATGTTCGATGTCTTGAATTTTACTTCTATTCAACACTGGATCTACAATAGTTTTAGATTTTTCAAAATCTCCGAACTCGACAAACTCTGCAATAGTGTCAATTGTTTCAGTTGGGTTAGATAACAAATCATCAAAGTTAACAAATAATATTGGCACGGTTGGATTTTCTAAAATCCATCTACAAGCTTGAATGGTAACTCCTATATACATCTCAGGAGTGTGTATGGTCAATCCTTCAAATATATTTTGCTTCTTGCCATTTACTTTAACATCAAACCCTCTCTTTAATCTTTCATGAGATTTTGCAACGTTTCTAGGATGTCTTATTAAATAAATTACTTTATCAATATATCTTACATCGGATGACATTAAACCTTGACTTACGATTTTACAAATTTTATCTTTACCAGTGTCTAATAGTGTTTCGGTAAACTTTGCAGAGTGATAATTGAATAGTCTTGACCCGTATTCAGCTCCGACTCCTAATACAGAAAATTTACATTCCCAAAATCCGTTTGGATTCATGTCAGTATAATCATCATCTCTATCTGGACGTTTGAATTTTTGAAACAAATAATTTCGTATTTGGAAATCACTATCTGATTCGTCCTCCCCTCTTGTGATTTCTAACTCTCTTTTCTGTGGAAATTTTGAAGCAATCATGTTCTCTTCGCCAGTCGCCTTACGAAGAATATCCATAGTTAAACTAGTTCCAGATCTAGGGCATCCACTTACTATAATCATTTTTTATTCCTCAATACATTTACAATTTAATTATATTCTAGTATTGAGGAATGTTTGTTACATCACAAAGGCAGATTACCAACCATTTCCTTCGCTTATTGTTATTTTAACATGATTCCCGCCACCCGAAATGTCAAATACAACTTCGCCATAATTGCTAGCATCTAATACATCATTAGGAGTGGCAGCTACGATGGTAGTACTAACTACATTTACACTAGCATCTGGAGCAAAATATCCACCCCAAACAAAATCACCGTTGTCTTTTCCTCGGCGAAGATTCTCACTAGCGGAGTTTGCAGTTATAACAGTATATGATGCTGGTGATACTACTTTATCATCAGCTATTGTGACGCTATCATCACCAGCTCCAATAGTCCAAGATTTTAATAGAGCTACATTAACATAAGTTCCATATACTTCTTTTGTTTCACCGTCAGTAAAATCTTCATCTAGGAAATTATAAGGAAATAATGCAGTACCTCCAGCATTTGCAGATTCTACTTTAATAAACAATGTAGGGTCAGCATTTGGAGTTCCTATTGTTGCTAATGGAGCACCAGGAGCATCTAAGTTTATAATAAAGTTGTCAAATGCTTCGTCACCATTTGCATCAGTCACTCTTGCGTAAATTGAATCTGTAGGTTCTGTAGATCCACCAGTACCACTTAGTTCTAAATCCGCAAGATTTATTTGATAATGGGGATTGTCTCCGTCTCCAAATCCAGCTATTAGTGCAAAAACAAAAGGGGCGGTTCCTCCAGTAACTTGTAAGTCACCTATTAAGGTACTGATTGGATCTCCTTCGTTAGGAGTATTTGTTTGATTAAGTATAAAATCTGTAATGGAAGCATATATAACTACATTGAAAAATCCATACCCAAATTCCATAGTAACATCATCAACTACTTTTACCGTAACCTTATAAGTGCCGGCTGGATAAGGTCCCGCTACAGATACATTTAATGTATTTGGAATCTCTATGCTAAATTTTAAATTATCAACATCTCTACCTAAACCTTGAGGATCTGGTGCTATACTATATACATCAGCCATTTATACCATTCCTTTATTAATTGTATTCATTAGTTTAATGTTCCTACTGGTTCATTAAAATCATAATCAAATAAGTTATCACCTGGTGTTAATGTAATAGTTTTTGTACCTAAGATAGGAGCAACAATTACAGTTATAACTGATTCTAATTTATTACCTAGAGCATCTGTTACTTCCACTCTAATAGAACTTGAAGGTGTTACGGTTCCTCCAGTGTTACTTAATTCGAGATCATTGCCGTTAATCTGATAATGTGCATTGTCATCATCATCAACTCCGACTATGAGTGCAATGGTAAACGGAAACTTTCCTCCAGTTATAACAAAATTACCTACTAGCTGACCAAGTGGGTCGCCTTCAACGAGAACGCCTGTTTGCTCTAATGTCACAAGTGACATAGGTGGAAATGGTGCATTGTGACATTCGTCACAATCATCAAAATTAATTCCTTCTGGTGGACCTGCAAAGTCAGCAACGCCAGCCTCTACTCTATCAAGTATATAACAGATTGCATTATGTCTTACAACATTTCCGTAATCCGCATCTAATTTTAAATCTGCCATATTACCATCCTTGTGGAGACCATGTTATAGTTATATCATGCGTAGTAACGAATGAAGATGATTTTTGAGGAGCTCCACATGGGAATCCTCTCACGATACCAGCAGCAGCCAGTGCTTTACTTGCTATATTATCACTTGTAGGAGTGCCAGCAAATCCATATGATCCATTAGTATAGTTATCCATATACAAATTTGCTCCATGCAATCCTTTGACTATTAAATTTCCGTCACTGATTTTACCCGCGAAAGTTCCTAATTGCTTTTCGAATCCTCCTACTCTAAATGTGTCTCCGCTTACCACTCTTACCCATCTTTCAGCTGATCCAGAGTATGAGGTAATTGAAGGATAATAACTAGTTTCATATACATACCCACCTGCCTGTGAATAAACTTTTTTAGTTTCGCCGTTTGTCCAACTACCTCCTACAAATGGAACAGTTGCAAATTCAGTTGCTCCTACACCAGAAACTACTGCAGTAACATTGACTGGAATAGTAAAGTTGTTAGCATCTATTTTTGTTACTATATGTGTTCCGTTTATTGACGGCGTAGTATCTGTTCCACTAATAGTAATCGAATCTCCTGTTTCGTAATTGTGAACAGCAGATGTAGTAATTTGAGAAGGACTGGCTATAGAAACACTTGCAACTGCAGTTGACGTCCATTCTAATTTAATTAGCATTGTTCCATCGCCGTTAACTGGTCCTACAATTGACAATGGTGCTGGTGTAGTACTTGTTGTAGGTCCGAGAGTGGTTGTTGTAATAGGAGTTGATTCACAATCATCACAATCAGTAAATCCAACCTCGTCTGGTGGACCTGCAAAGTCCGGAGGGGTTACAAAGTCAGGATCTTCTAACATGTAGCATATTCCTAAATGTCTTATAAAGTTTCCGTAATCTGCATCTAAATATAAATCTGCCATTTTACCACCCAGTTCCTTGTGACCATGAAATTGTTAATCCGTTTGTTAGAGCAACCATTCCAGAAAACTGAAGAGGTTGAATATATCCTTGGCCAATATTTACTAATATTCCACTACTGACAGTATTTATTGCTGTACCCCACGGACCTCCAAATGGAAAAGCATTTCCTTCAGGAGTAAAGGATAATATTTTTGAACTTGCTTGTGCAGAATTAAAAGTGTAATTTGATCCTATTGTAATCTTTGCATTTTCAGCAGCATAGTGAACTTTATCATAATGTCTATATCCCGCTGCAGCAGAAATGAATGCTGCTAATACAAATTTATCGTTGTTCACACCAGCTGCATTAATTCCCCAGAATTCTGATTCGATAGTTGCTCCGCCAGTGTAAACTCCTTTTCTATATGGATCAGAAGAATAAGCTATTTTTGTCTCTCCAGGAGTCCAGCTTTCTCCTAGATAGTTTTTAGTAGCGTCACCTGGAGTCCAGTTTAGAGTTATCAACATAGTCGGATCACCGTTCGGAGTTCCAACTGCTCCCATCGGCGCAGATGTTGTACTAGTGGTTGGAGTCGGAGTCGTTGTTGGAGCCGCAGTAGTTGTTGTAACTGGAAAACATTCTTCATACTCATAGCTTAATATTGGAGCCGGAGTAGTTGTTGTTGTAGGTACACCAGTCGTTGTAGTCGTAGTCGTACTAGTTGTAGGAGCTAATGTAGTTGTCGAAGTACTTGTTGAAGTCGAAGTACTTGTTGTAGGTGCAAGTGTAGTTGTAGATGTTGAAGTACTTGTACTTGTCGAAGTACTTGTTGAAGTACTTGTTGAAGTACTTGTTGAAGTACTTGTTGAAGTCGAAGTCGAAGTACTTGTTGTAGGTGCAAGTGTAGTTGTACTTGTAGATGTTGAAGTACTTGTCGAAGTACTTGTTGTAGTCGGACATGGAACATACTTCCAACTTAATACTGGTGGCAACGTAGTAGATGTACTTGTTGAAGATGTACTAGTTGTAGATGTACTAGTTGTACTTGTCGTAGGTGCTAGTGTTGTGGTACTTGTTGAAGTACTTGTACTTGTTGAAGTAGATGTTGAAGTAGATGTTGAAGTAGATGTACTTGTTGAAGTACTTGTTGAAGTAGATGTTGAAGTAGATGTACTTGTTGAAGTACTTGTACTTGTTGATGTACTTGTTGAAGTAGATGTTGATGTACTTGTAGTAGAAGTAGAGGTACTTGTTGTGGTACTTGTCGTAGGTGCTAGTGTTGTGGTACTTGTTGAAGTAGATGTACTTGTTGATGTAGAAGTACTTGTTGAAGTAGATGTACTTGTAGATGTACTTGTTGAAGTAGAAGTAGATGTACTTGTTGAAGTAGAAGTAGATGTAGATGTACTTGTTGAAGTAGATGTAGATGTACTTGTAGATGTAGAAGTAGATGTAGAAGTAGATGTACTTGTTGAAGTAGATGTAGATGTACTTGTAGATGTAGAAGTAGATGTAGAAGTAGATGTACTTGTTGAAGTAGAAGTAGATGTACTTGTAGATGTAGAAGTAGATGTACTTGTAGATGTAGAAGTACTTGTTGAAGTACTTGTAGATGTTGAAGTACTTGTTGAAGTACTTGTTGAAGTACTTGTTGAAGTACTTGTTGAAGTACTTGTTGAAGTACTTGTACTTGTTGAAGTAGATGTTGAAGTACTTGTAGATGTTGAAGTACTTGTTGAAGTACTTGTTGAAGTAGATGTTGAAGTAGATGTACTTGTAGTAGAAGTAGTTTCAGGACAAGGGCAACATCTATCTGTTATTAAAATCATATGCGGATTCTGTTCAACCACATTTGAATTAACTTCACAACAATCGTTGAATAAGAAATCAGTCATTCTAATATAGAAATATTCTGCATTTTCTGGTTGAGCACTTGGAAGAATAGTAATTTTTACTTCCGCTTCCATTTGACCTTCTGCAAAATAAATGAAATCTGCTTTAGGTATGTAATCTTTTATTTTCTCAGCTGAAGGGCCTGTATCTGGAAATTGAGTTCTTGGCCACTGCGAACCTGGATCACCTTCATCTAATGTATTATAAGCTACTGAAAATGCTCCAGTAAATGTACTTAGTGGGTCACGATATACCTTTACAATTATATCTCTCGGAGTAGGTTGTTCGTGAACATATGAAGATTGATACTGCCATCTTACAAATAGATCTTCTTTTAATGATGGACAAATAGTTGTTGTAGTTGTTGGTCCCACTGTAGTTGTTGGTCCCACTGTAGTTGTTGGTGCTAATGTGGTAGGAGGTGCTAATGTAGTCGGTCCAAGAGTAGTCGCAGGAGGAACAACAATAATTGGTCCTTCAGTAGTAGTTGTAGCTGGAAGAGTGGTTGGTAGATCAACTGGACGACAAATTCTTACTGTAGTATTTGAAAGAGCATGTCCTTGGATAAGCGCTTCATCAGAATCTTTAAAGAATCTCATATCATCACCTACAGAATATGTTCTGTCAGGTAAGTAAACTAATTCGATAAGATCAATATATTTATTTGTAAATTTATTTGTTTCTTCATTATAAATTACAAGAATAATAGTATCACCATTAAAGTGAGTACCAACATAATGTTCATTCTCTAAAAATACATAAGGTGTTGCGTTATTAATGATTGTATAAAGAGATGTTCTTACTTCATCATTAAGAGTAAATCCAACATTTAAAACCGTCCATGTTAGTTCGCCGTGATTATCTCCAAGTGCCCAAATAATGTTTTGCTGTATTCCAAAATCGTAACAGTTATTCATAACGTTTACGAGTGAAACATCTCTAGTTTCTAATTGATTAATACTTACTAATGTATCATCATATGTGATAAGATCTGTTTGGTCGACAGCAACTGGAAATGAGAATGGGAAATTATTATAACGAACCCAAAGCTGTCCAGGGCAATCTTTGATGTTTACATCTTTGTAAAGGGTATAGTGATATTCATTTTGATCAGCAGCAAATTGAAAGATCTTTTGATTTCTCAATCCAAATAAATCTTCATCTCCTGTTGGTATTCCAACAATATCAAATTCTTTTACACCGTCAATGCGATCCAAGTGAAATTGAATCTTTGCTTTTTCAGCTTGTAGGAAATAAAAATCTGAGAACACAGATGCGTATCCGTAATAATCATTTCTAAAGATTTCAACAAAATCATTTCCGAACGAACTCTTATCTGAAAGAGGTTCAGCATTTGATTTAATTAATTCTTTTAACGCATCTGGATTAAATGGACCATCTCTATCAATCTGCGGATCGCTTATTGAAGCAATTCCTGTATTAGTAGAAGCTTCATATCTAGTTTGGTATGACATAAACTCTTGGTGAGTATGTTTCCAACTGTCAATCAAGTTACCAAATTCATCTATTTGACTTAAACGGTTTAAAACTTCTTCACCTTCTCCTACTAATACAGTAAACAATACTGAAGGGAAAACAACCGCAAGTTTTTCTACCAAGTTCCAAAGGAATGGTTGGTGTTGAATAGTTGGGTAAAGTGAGTTTTTATAGTTTGCTGCAGGGTGTGATCCTTCGTGAGCAACTTCTCTAACAAAATTTTCAAAGTCCCATGTTCCAGTACTAGGATCTTTTGTAATAGCACCTTCTAACAATCTTGATTTTGAAACACCAATGTATTTCTTATGGATATCATAAAGTTCAGTATCTAAATATCCTGATGAAGCATGCATGTTCCAGTATTGATCAAGGATAGGACGTATGTCAGCTTCCCAGTCACCCTTCATACCAACATCATTCCAGAATTGAGTCATGTGTTTGTCTTGATTGTTGATCAACCATTCTTCTAATGAAATCTTGAACCAATTATCAAATTTAAATGACATGAAGTTTATGTCAGCGCCTTGTCCCCAAAAACGTATTGCTTTGGTTCTAGCTCTTTTTAAAATATATGTTTGATGTAAAACGTTTTCAGGATCCCAGTCTTTAGCATCATCAAAAGTTAAACCTTCAGCTTTTTCTGCATCGCCTCTCTTGTAAGATAAAATCCATTGAGCACCATCGTCAAAAATCTCTTGATCATCGAGAGATGAATAAAGATTAGTGTAATAAGCTTCTTGTTGGATTAAATCCATTGCATCAAGACCGTTTGTTGCATTTGCATCAACAGCTGCTAATTGAGCTGCTGTATATGCAGTGTTTGCAAAATCAGGTACAGTAAAGTTTACATCGTAGTAATCACCAGCTTGGATATCTGAACTTCTCAACGGGCCAGGAGTTTCAATTCTTGACAGACCAGCACTGAATACAAGATCGATTGGACTGTAAGATCCCATGAATCTCTTTCTTTCGGAAACTTCTTCATCTGAAAAGTTTATGCTGTTTTCACGACTTGTAGAGTAATTTGTTTCCTTGTTATCATTCCAGTATTGAGGATTTCCTTTATCAAGATACTGATTAAAGATTTGATATTTTGATTGACCTTCTATGAATTCTACTAGTTCGCCAGTTTCAGCAATCTCAAGATCACCATCATCTGTAATATTAACAACATCTTTCATACTGATACGTTTATTGATCGGTCCAGTAAGATACTTAGTCTCGGTTGGTTCAATATTAAAATACTCTGTTGTATCCCAATATTCAATAACTTTTACTTTTGAATCTAATGTTCCAAGTGAAGGAAGAATGTCATTCAAGTTATAAACAGAATCAGTATTAAATTCGAATTCGTCTGATAATCCAATTTCAGTTGCAACTAATGTTGAAGTTTGTTTACTTCTGAATACAACATAATCAGTATATTGGTTTGCAACCAAAACTCTTTTATATGTTCCAATTTTTATATCATCATCTACATATAACCCAGCAGCAGTTTGTTCATAATCTTGTAAAGTTATTGCACCAACTAATCTCCAATTACGATCATCAGTGACAGTTGTCATTTCCCAATCTTCTAATTGAGTAAATGATCTTAATACATAATCTGTGAAAACACTTTCAACAGCTCTGTTGGTACCAATAATAGCATGGCGTTGAGCAATCTCTTTTAAATTGTTACGTTGTAGTCTAATACGTTTACAGGTGTCAAGAAGGCTTTCAGCAGCAGCTTCTGTGATTCGATCCAGATCTCTGAACGGACATTGTTCCAGCCACTCTAAACCGTTATATACAAAGAACTGTTCAACTTCATTAGTTAATGTAATTAGGTAATGGTCTTTTTCAAATTGTGAAGGTGCAAGTGCATCTAATTCTGTTTTGGCATCATCACCAATTATTTGGTAAACGCCTCTGTATTTGTAATCAGCATCTGTGCCAAATTCAAAGTTTTGATCTAAAATGTTTTCAACCAATGACTGGTAAGATTCTTCTAACCAGTGCTTGTAAAGAGTATCAGTGAACTGAGCAATGATAAACAAATCGAGCATTGTCTTTCCAGCATAACATTCATGATACAAAACATCACGTTCTTCGTTAAGTGGATCAAGACCAATAATGTCCCAAACGAAACTTTCATCTATTTCAGTAGCAGCTGGATCAACAAGATTGATATATTCTGTAACTGTAGGTGGAAACTTTTGACGGAACTGAACATATTCTAAAGATTCTATTTTAGATTCTGCGTCATCAATAAAGAATGAAGAGTCTTCAAATCTTCTAACAATCAATGCCATCCATTCTGAGATGTCTTCATCATCGATAAATGTTGCTACCCCGTTCAGTATCACCTTCGAGCGAGTATACGTCTTAGAGACGTGCTCTGGAAGTATTAACCCACTAGTAATTGAAAGTTGAGTTACAGTAAACACTTGGAAAGGTACGTAGTATGATTCTCCAAGAATAACACTATCGTTAAATGCTTTGAAAATTGTTTCAATATTTGCTTTGATTTGAACTTTCATGAAGTTCTCATCGTCCACAATCCAAGTAAATCCGAATACATCTCCAAATACTGGATTGTCTCCATCTTCTGAAATGCTTTGACGGTAAATTCCTGTTTCGATATCAGTGCTAAATTGATCGTAAAGTCTATCAGCTATTGTATTTTGGATTACGCCTTCAAGCGTTCCTACAAAATCAACATCACTTGAATCATAGAATCTAGGTTCGGAAGAATCAAATAACATTTCATTTGTAATATCAAGTTCATCAATATCAGATTCAGATTCTTCTTTGTATTTGTTAATTATATTAACAACCTTACAAGCGTATCTATCTACGAATTCTTCTATAGGTTGGTTGTTCCACTTTACTTCTGCGTCATCAAATTCAAATTGACGAAGGAAGAACTGAGTGGGAAAGTATTTTGCATATATGGCTTGAACTTCTGCTTCAAACGTTTCCATGTAATCTTCAAAAACCATTCCATCTGTTAAAAGAAGGGAAGGGTTAATTGAAAAGATATCGACTAGTCGTTGAATCTCTTTAGGAAGAGCGTCAACAATTTCCATATTGTCGACTTGAAGTTCTGTAACTATTGATCTTAGAGCTTTTGTTTCACAAAGGTCTATGTCACGTAGGTTCTGTACATAATTTCTAGTTTTCTCATGTATTTCAGCCCCTACTAATTGAGTAGATGTTTCGAGAGTATTCCACAACGTTTCATATGTTCGGATCCATTCAGGGTTGTTAATATACTTCTTTAACAATTCGCCTTGATTGAAGTCCGAACCTTTCTTGTCAACCATACTTTTTTCCTTTAGTATTCAACACCTGTTACAAGGTAGTCGTCTTGTTCTACTCTAATGATATTATCTATCTGAGTTGCGAAATATAAAACAGGAAACTGAAAATCTTTTATCTTTTCATTTGCTGATACGTTTCGTTTATCTCTCTTGTCGACTAATTCGTCTGTCCATGCTCCGAAGGAAATTCCGTCAAATTCATTCTTTCTAATTTTTCCTTGATCGCCTTGTTCCAACGTTATCGTACGAACCTTATTTACACCATCTATAGCAAGAATGTTAGTGTGTATCTGATCAATATCAATTTTCATTCCTAGATTGGAATTTACGACCCGAAAATAGTTGATTAAAATATCTCCAACTTGTTTTCTAATTCGCTCTGTAGTAATAAGTGAATGTTTGTTTCTTGTAATTTCAAGGTACGAACTATTCACAGCATCCATATATAATCCATTTCTGTAATTATTTACACGATCAGCGTACTGTTGCTTGAGCGCTGCGTCAACTTGATCAAAAGTTACAAACATATTTCTTAGTACTTCAATCTTTGCAATATTTACTTGTTGTGAATGTTCCCAAACCGTTGAGGTTGGAAAGTAAACTCCGTATGTGTAAACTTGTTCTGAAATTTCAATAACTTCGCTTTCGATATCAGCCTGACCGTTTAATATTCTTGTCTTCAAATCACGTTCCCAAGAATCGTTTCCGGCAATTAACTTGTCACGTTTTGGTTCATAGTTTGAGAATATAAACATTTTTATATCTCTACGAATATTTAAGTTAGCAGCATTATCACTTGCTTCGTTTCCTGTTTGGATAGGAGCGTACGTATCTAAAGATCTTATAGGAATAAAATCTGTCAGTGCTGCCATCTCTGCTTGGGTTCTACTTCTAGTTATTTCTACATCATCAACGATTTCTGTTATCTGTTCATCTTTATCGATAAAGATGTATCCGAAACGATCTTCCACTTGATCAATCTTATCAGATTGGTCTTGATCAAAAATGTTTTGATCGTCAGCTTCAAGTTCATCATAGAATGTATCAGAAGTAACATAATCTAAATTATGTTTTGTGATTAAAGGAGAATAGAAAGTGTGAACAGGATCAAGAACGATTAACTCAGCTGTAAGACTTTTAATTCTATTACAAGCTTCTTCAATTGCGCGTTTGTTATCAATATTTGTTAAGTTCTTAATCCAAATGTAAATGTTATTTGCATCAGCAGCATCTGCGAACTTATAAAAGCTTTGACGTATTGCCATTGATAGTTTATCATATGTTCTAAGCCACTCTTCAAATTCGATTAAGAAGTCCCAGTTATTATGAACTGTTACATCACGAACCTGTGAGAACGTTCCTTTAATAAATTGTTCAAAATCAGTATAAGTGATTAAACGACTTCCCATACGGAACCAGTTTGGAGCATTAGTTCTGATGTCAGCAACTGTTTCAAATTCAGAAGATTCTGTCGCAGAGGTATCTGTAACAATACTTGTAGCTCCTAAATGAGTTGCACTGTTGATTAAATTATAGTCTCTATCAGACACGTCTAACATATTTCTTAATTCAGAAATAGTAAGTCCGGTCACGCCCCATTTTAAGGTTAGAGGTTCTGCTGTTGGGAAAGCTTCTGGTCCAACAACTCCTTCTGCACCGTTTGATTTGAGATAAATTACTCTAATGTCACAGTTCTTAGGAATACGTCTTCCCTTAACACCATCACCAAACCTAAGTTGGTAATTTTTGTTTTCATTTAATCTAACTTCTACATGTAGATCTTGTGATCCACTTTCAAATAAAGTGTTAACTGTAGAATATTTTTCGTAAGTTAAGCTAGTAGGGGATGTCTGAACAAATACATCAATATGATCATGTGAAATAAAATCTCTTTTTTGAGAATCTTCACTTATATCTAACTTGTTAAGGATTACAGTCTCGAAAGGAACTCCTAGAGATACTGTCTTTTGCGGATAAAGATTCCAGCTTCCGTTATACAATACTAATTCATTTGGAGATTCAGTACTGAAACTAAATCCTCTATCAAGATCAAATGCACAAGAATAGGTAATTGGTTCAGTTTTAAAACTTGATGTTTTTAAATTTGTTGTAACAGTTGTGTATCTATGTAAAACGTTTCTAGCATCATCAGAATACTTATCTGTAGTTGTAAGTCTTACTGGTAATGATGATGTTATGTAACCTCTTGGGTTATACGCAAGCATTTTTACGATACGGTTCATGTTTTCATACAATGAAGAATCAGTAAAGATACTTTCAGCTGCAGAGTTATTAAGATAGAACATTTGAGCTGCGTACATCTGTGATAAAGAGTCTAACATTATATCAATAACAGATCCAGCAAATGCTTGGTCAGTAAAATTAGTTCCTTCTGAAAGTTTTTGTTGAAGGAGCTCTTTTATAGAACTTGCAGAGAACCGCAAATATTCATTTTTGTTTGAGATGGAAATGTCAGTACTCATTAATTATAGATCCTCGAGTTATGAATGTTGTAGTTATTTATACGTAGACAAAAAGAAACCCGGAGAAAAAAACTCCAGGTTTCGATAGTAATTTAATTTTACTGGAAATTACTTGTCTCTATTTAAAATACGAGCGTAATTTTCCATCATTATTTGTTCGTTGTCAACTTTCTTATTGTCACGAGTACGCTTTAATTTCTTTGGAGCGCTTTCAACAACAGGAGTTGGCTTTACAGTTTCAGCTACTGACTCTTCTTTTTTAGGAGATGTCTTTCTTGACTCTGCGATTTTAGATTTAATCTTTTTGATAGTTTCAGCTCTGCGTCTTTCAGAAAGAACTCTTTTGAATCTAGCTTTTTTAGATTCTTTAACTTCTTCTTTTGCTGTTTCTACAACTGCTTCTACAACTTCTTCACATTCACATGGAGTCTTAGAACACTTTTCACATTCTTTGTCCGTTTCAGTGATTACAGATTCTTCAACTTCTTCACATTCACAAGGAGCGCAATCGCACTTGTCACATGCTTCACAGTCTTCTTCTTCAGTCAGAACAGACTCTTCGACTTCTTCTTCCTCTTCTTCAACTTCTTCAGATTCTTCTTCGGACTCAGATTCTTCTTCTTCAGCTTCTTCTTCGTCTTCTTCTTCGTCTTCGTCTAAAAGAGCCATTAATTCTTCTTTAACAACTTTACGAATCAATTCTTCTAATTCGTCTTCATTAATGTCTTCATCAGAATCCATTTCAGCAGCTTCGTCTTCAAGTTCTTCCATGTCGAGATCTTCCAACTCTTCATACTCCATATCAAGGTCTTCAGTATCATCTTCTGATAGTTGAGCTGGTACAGCAATTGCTTTAAGCTCTTCCTCAGTTAATTCAAGTTTTGAATCTTTTTTAATTTTATTCATACGATCGTTCCTTTAGTTTTTTAACCGGTTAACTATTTCTATTGTCATTGATCATAGTGACAAAATAGCATACATTTATTTATAGTTTTTTTCAACGAATTTATACATCTAGGAAAGAACTTTCAAAATCCTTATCGAATTGTTGCCATTTATTGACATTAAAGAAGTGTTTCATAGGAGATGTAACCGCTTTTGCAAACATTTTGTCATAGTCCGCAAAGAAGTGTTCTCTAAACTCATCTGGATATTGATCAGGATATGATATAACATTAATCTTGTAATGATTATCTTTTAATAACACATAACGGACTTTAGTTCCCTTTTGTATTAAATCGTACTTGTCTTCCATATGTAATTTACCAACAAGCTGATTGTAATATTGAGATCCTCTCAAGTGCACTCCTGCTCCTTTTGCAGCTCTCAAGAAACCAATTCCTTCTTTCCATGAGTTGACACCACTGATACAAGCTATCTCAGTTTGATCCAACGCCATAAACCATTCATAAATCTCATTCATCTTCTCTTGAGCTTTTTCATTATCCCAAAACTCTTTAAATGAAACTTCAACAAAATCTTTTAATCTAGTTTTTACTAAAGGAGGAATCTCTTGTCGAGTTAATTCAACTCCAACATATTTAAACTTATCAACAGGTACACCTTCATCATTTCTAACTCTGGCAATATATCTTTTCTTTTTGAAGAACATTGCTCCTGAAGAAAACATTTCTCGTTTGAATTGTATCCAATCTTGATCAGAGTGTAATTTATCTTTCACAATCTTTTCAAAACAGAATTTGTTTATTATTCTTGCAAACTTATCACCCTCTTTACATATTAATTGAATATTGCCTTCATCGTTAATGTCTCCGTCCTCTCCACATATAGCATCTGAAAGCGGTTTTGCATTAAAGTAGAAAGAGTCAGTATCACCGTACACTACCACATCTGTTTCTGCATTATATAATTTCTTAAAGTATGCATTAACAAACGACTGTGACATTTTAATTATAGTTTGTCCAGTTACTGTAATGCTACCAGCTAGATCAGTATCAAAAATAGGAGAATATTTATTACCTAAAATACCATACATTGTATTCAATACAATTTTTAAAACCAACTGCTTTGTACCAAAACGTTGATCATTTAATAAAGCAAAAGCGAGTTCTTTTTCCAATTCTTCTTTTCTGGACTCTGAAATATTCTTTCTTTTCAATTTCTTTTTTATTTCTGATACTTTCATCTGCCATTCAAGCATTGTATCTTTTGCTGCTCTACGAGTAGCATATAAGCTTTCTAAGAATATTGGAATACATCCTTTCTGTTTTGATGGCTTTATAAACAACGTATCATAAGATGATTCTGTACAGTGCTGATCTAAAACAGCTTTATACTCTTTTGCATTTAATTCTTTCACAACTCCTTTTGTAGTTCTGATTGTGATCGATCCATCTTCTTCTCTATTAATAATTTTAGCAAACTTTGTAGACGGACAAACATTTAATGTAATCATAATGGAAGGATAAAGTGAATTCAAATCCATTGACATTACAGAGTTGTATCGTCCAACTACTGGATCCATAACATATGCTCCAGGATACTTAGCATCAATGTTTTCATAATCAATGTTTTGAGGTGATGGGAACAATCTACCAGTGTTTCGTTTTTCAGCAACAACAGCTGATCCAATTACATACGGTAGTGATTTATAGATAGCTTCGTATTCTACTAGTCCCATGTTACAAACTTGTCTTACTAATTGCACATACTGTAGTTTTTCTTCAAGTTTTACAAGAAGCTCTACGTCTCGAATATTGTATTCAGTATACAGCTGAAAGTCATTCTTCCAAAATTCTTCATATGTGCCATCATAATGAATCTTTCTTGCATTTAGTTCTTCTTCACAAACAGTATCTAATTTAAAGTTTACTAAGTTTTTATATGAGAACTTGTCACGATATAAAATCAAATAATCTAAATGAGTGATACCAGCAATTGCATAAGTGTCAATTGGTTGTTGAGTTATTCGACTTGTGAATTGTTCCTTTCTGAATTTTCTACAAGGAGAAATTTCAAGGATCTTATCCTCTCCAACTATTTGCTCTCCTCTATTAATTAGGTAAGGTATATCAAATGGTCGCGAGTTGAATCCTGCTATCACATCTGGATAATCAGACTTCATCCAATTAATCCATTCTATAAACAATTCTTTTTCAGAACCGCACTGATGTATAACTACTTTACTCCAATCAGTTTCACAATCTTCTGCTTTTCTTCTTACAATAGTATCACCCCAAGCAAAAACATGATACATCTTTTCAAATGAATCATGAACTGTTATTAAGTTGACTGGATACTTTGCTACATCAGGATGCGGAAATTCTTTTTCTACAGCTACCTCTATATCTATTATTTGAGTCTTTAGAGGATTTAAAGCGAAGTCATCTCGATCGTTTACTTCACTAAACATGTTTTGAAGAAACTCTCGTTGAGGAGTTTGTATATCAAAATAATTTAAATGTTTATTTTCTTTGATGAATTTTGTTCGGTGATATAAATTCGAGAACGATTGCTTTTTAAGATTGGTACCTAAAATGCTTTTGAATTTACCTGCTGGGTTTTCAAAATGTAAACTAGACTCTTGTGTCAGTTTAAAATTTACTCTTTCATTATCTTCGTTCCATGTAAAGAACTCAATAACGCCTACTCCGTCTTCAACGGAATAATCAATATTTCTAATCATGTGTTACCTTTTGATTGCTAGGTTGCGTGTTTATATCATGATGCTTTTAAATCATGTATGATATAGTCCCACTGACTTTTGATTTTGTTAGCGAAGGTGTTGTTTCATCTTTTTCCATAATACATATTCAGGATCTAGCGGTAAGTTTAACTTCTGTCTAAACATTTCAATTCGGAATTTACAGCTCTCATACTCTTTATCAACTCTGTCAATATTAACAGATAAATATCGATCGCTTTCATCAGCAGCATAAAATTGATCACACTTTTCCGTAGAATAAACCTTTCCTGTTTTTACATTAACTGCAATACTGTTAAAAGCCATTACTGTGGAAGCTACTTCTTGTTGAATGTTCTGAGTGGACCAAATGTCTATTTGATTTTTTGGCTCTCTGTATCTTTCAATATCTACCTGCTTTGTTCCAAAAACAATTGCAGTGTCCTCTTCCGCAGCAGAAAATTTATATCCACCTTTGTAGTTTGGTAGAATTGATTGTATAGCACTAGCTTCTCCCTTCTTTCTAAATACATTACTAGAAGGTAGGATAATATCTAATGCTTCATGTGGATTATTTAACACTACTATATCAATATCTTTATATACTCTCCCAAGTAAAGTATCTCTCACTATTCCTCCTAGAAAGAATACTTCACGCTTTGATGTAAAAGCAGAAATAATTTTAAAAATACTATCTTTATATTTTTCAGAATTATGTGCAATGCTATTAAATATCAAAGCGTGTAAGTCTTTGGGATATTGTTTATCTTGTTTGTGTTTAGTCATTTGCTTTCCAGTAAGGTGAACCAGATAGAGCAGCTGAGACTTCTGCTTCATATTGTTCTTGGTAGTCAACTGGTTCGTCAGTTGCACCATGATAATGCCAAGTAAGATCTTCTTCAAGATCTATCATTTCAGAATCATATCTCTCTACTACTTTCCAACCATTCTTATTTGGTTGAAGTTTAGTTTGACCTAGTTTAGATACACCAGAGAAGAAATCAAATTCTACACTGCCTTTATTAAACGTCATGTTTACTTCTGTTACATTTCCAAGACGTTCTAGTTGTGAAAGGTGATCTTTTGTTAGTTCAGTGAGTCTCATTTTGTATACCTTTTAAGTTCGTTTTTCTTTCTTACCTTACTTTAATATACACCCTTAAACACAAAAGGCAACCCCAAATTAATGGAATTGCCTAAAATAATTGATATTTAATTGGAGTTATTTCTTTGCAGTTCTGCGAGCAGCTGATACTAATTCCATCCACTCTTCTTCACCAATCTGAGTTTTTATGTCATTAAGTATACCTTCAATGTTTCCGTAATCCTCTTCTAACGCAAATCTAATGATTAGTAGTTTTTCGTCTATGGATAAATAAAGTTTATCCATATCAGATGATTCTCCTAATTCTGAAATTGATTCATTACCACTGGTCATTTTATCGTAATTTGCTTTATTATCTCTGAGCATCTCATCATAAGTTGCTATTGAAATAATACGAAGTCTCTCGTTATCACCATACTCTCCTTCAACATCACTAGCACAAATCCATTCACCATTTACTTTAGTAAACGGTCCGCCAATAACAGTCCAGTTATCATACTCTCCGTCCCACTCTGAAATGACATAGAAGTCATCGTCCGAAACATTCTCACTCATAACGTTTGATTCATTGAGCATACCGTGATATGCTTTAAAAATATCTTGTGTTTTATTCATACCTGTATTCCTTTCGTTTAATCATTAATTTAGCTGTTTTTATCAACAGGTTCAGTTGATATGTTATTATATACATCCATTATAGATGATGTTGGTAATACTTTACTTTCTTTGAGCTCTACTGGCTCAGATCCTTTAGGAAGTTCACGTGAATCGATTTCAGCTTCTACTTCTTCTTCAGCTTCCCAATCTTTTGACAATTGATTGTCAATTGTGTCTTTTGCTCCAGGAATGATCATAGATTCATTTGATGATTCTACTGGCCAGAATGAAAAAGGTATTTCTTTTCCAATATAGGCTATGCTTTCATCTACAGAAACTCCACGACCATTTTCAAATGTTCCAAGAACTTCATTATATCTTAACGCTCTTCTGAAACCTTTCTTCTTTGAAATAGTGGCGTACCAAGCACCATCAAGATACTTATTTTCATCGTCTGTTTCATCAGGACCAAACTCAGGACTCCCATCTTCATCATCAAAATGTGGATCGATTCCTCTTTGATAATCATCATCAGCTAGTTGTTGTTCAAACTCTTCATTGGCATCTTCAGTTACAATAGTTTTTATACTATCTTGTAAAATATCCTTTGAAATGTTACTATATGCTTCCATTATTGTTTGTTTCATTATAAATCCTTAAAATCCTATTGTAATGTTTTTGTCTTCTAAATATTTATTCATTAAGTCAGTGGGAACATGAATTGATCCAATATTCTTTTGATTCTTTCTTATGATGATTTCAGAAACATTAATTTCTTTATCATCACTATCGTATTCTTCACCTCTTATGGTCCAAATTGGATTATCTTCTGGAAATGGTATAGTAACATAAGCTTCCTTTTTTACATCTTTACCAACAAACTGTTCTAGTTTTTCTGATGAAGCTTGAGCATGTTGGAGTAATTCAGGAAACCAGTCATTTAGCATTGATTTCAATTCATTGGTTGGATTAATTGGAAAAATTGAAAATGGTTGGCCCTCATTTAAAGAAATTTCTCCACTCTCCAATGCTTCATTTTCTCGATCTTGTAATGATTTTACACGATCAGATAATATATTTGAAAACCTATTAGGTATAACATAATCAACACTTTTTAAATCTTTTTGAAATACTACTTCTGGCTTATCACCTGAAAGAATGTCACCTACCAGCAATCCTTCTGTAGAAGCTTTTAACCTTTTTGTTAAAAATCTCTTCAATGATGACGCATAAGTGTTTGTTTTAAAAGTTGCTGTGCCTGTCTCAAATTCATTAGCATCTTCATTGAGCATACTGCGATATGCTTTAAAAATATCTTGTGTTTTATTCATACTTGTATTCCTTTTGATTGTGTAATTCAGTAATAGTATTTATGATTGTTTCTCTTGTCATTGTATAATCAACTCTAATTAATTGAATGCCGTTATCATTACAGAAATTTGTCTTGATGTCATCGTTCTTTTGAGTAGCCTCAAATCCTCCTTTCTTACCAAAGTGATGATCGCCACCAGCAAAATGTTGTATTCCATCATACTCAATACAAATATGTAATTCAGGAAGATAAAAATCAAATGGAAGTGGTCGCTTGTAACCTCTGCAATCATCGAATTTATATTCTTTAATAAAACTTATGTTTGACTCTTCTAGTGATTGTCTTACAATCTTTTCACCTTTCGATTCGCAGCACACTGGACATCCAGCACCTGAATAATGATTTCTAACCACTTGATGAAATTCACCGTGTTTGGGACAAGTGATAATTACTTTTTTAGTAGCTCCTTTATAATCAACTTTGGAATAATCATACATGTTACCATGTATTTTTCTAAAAGATTCAATAACTTGGTCATGTGATTTTAATTGAGACTTTCCTCTACATTTCTTACAAGGTGTGCCACCATCTCGTAGAAGTCTCAAATGGGCTCTTGGAGTACACTTAAACTCACCATGTTCTTTACAAATTAATACAACAGGGGTGTTAGTATTTTTATACTCAACTTTTGAGTAGTCAATATGTGAAGAGTTTGAGAATGACTTTGCTTTTTGTACAAACTCTTCACACGTATGTTGCATATTTTTACTAAGTTTTTGTCTTGAACAAATAGGACAAGGTAAAGAAATATCCTTTCTAAATAAACTACTTGCAATCACCCAATTATCTCCGTGATCAGGACAATTGATTCCTACCTTACTACTCATTTTAATAAAGGAATCTTTAATTATAATATACTTAGGCTCAAAGTTCACATAGAACCTTTGAGTGAATATTTCATTGGTAATTTTAGCTGGCACAATATGTTCCTTGGTTTGTTGTCATTACTTATAGTTCTATAAGCAATAACCAAGGTGTTTTACATGTTAACCAACAAAGAATGCCGAAATTCCCTGATTTTTTTTAATGTCTTCTTCGATCTTTTCTTTCTCAGCTTTACCTTCGTTGTACATATCATTTTCTATATTACCGCCGCCAAGAAGTTGAACACCTTTGATCTTTGATCTATTTGTTCCGACTTGCATCTTTGCGTATGATAGTGAAAGGTTTTTGATTTCATGTTCTCCAAAAAGTTGCGTCTCTGGACGTAGAACATTTACCCCTAAAACTATTTGTCCGAACATACCTTGCTTAGCTGGATCAGGAACTAGCTTTAACATTTTAGTTCTTTGATTATAACTAAACTGAAATCCTCCACTTCCACCTGATATCATTCTCGATACCATATCCATGTATTGTCGAGACAGTTCATAAGTTACCCATCCTCCACCAATAGTAGACTGACTAGGTAACATACCTGCATTCATTAATTGATTGGGAATACTAAATAATCTATTAGCATCAGAAGAACCAGCAGCTTGATTAGTTAATGAGAAAACACCGGCAACATTGTCAGGAAGAAGCACTCCTTGTCCTTGTATGTATTCATTCATGTCAACACCAAAGTAATCTCTGTCGAACTGTACATATTTTGTAAAAAATTCCATAGCATCATCAATAGCATCTATCAATTGACACTCTGTTATTTCTACTGTAATTAAAGGGTGGCCCATTTTTCTTAGTATCCAACCGGACAGATCGGTCTTTTCTTGTACCGAATAATTTAAAAAGTTACTCATTATTAGTCCTCGTGTTCAACATTTATAATTCATTTGCCGTTATTTATATATTAAATGTTAATCTTTTTGATATCTTCATCATTTATTACAAGCTTGTAATGCTTCTCATATAACCTTCTTCTGTGATTAAAGTGATCTTCGCTATATTTTAAATTGTGATACACATCATATAAGTACATTCTTTCCTTGTCTTCATGTAAACGAATACCACGACCAATAGCTTGAATGATCTTTACCGTAGCTTTGCCATTAATTGCAAATATAATATGTCGAATGTTCTTTATAGACAAACCAGTACCTACACATTTGATATTACCAACAAGTACACAGTCCTGATGCTCAACCATAGTTTGTTTAATATCATCTCTATCTTCGATTGCAACAGAACCATTAATAAAGAATACTTGTTTAGAAGGACAAACCTTCTTTACTATTTCAAATAACTCTTTACCGTGTTTAGTATGATCAAATAATACAAATGAATTTCCATTCACCTTATTTGCAATACCTGCAATTAGATTATTATAAGGTTCAAGTTCTTCTATATATGCTTGTTCTAACATGTGAACTTGTCTAAAGTTGTCACCATTAACAGAATACGGAACCGGACTACTATGAACTAACTCAATAGCATGAATCTTTAATTGCGCTAAGAAGTCATCTTTTTGTAATTCATGAGCTCGTTGGAAATATAATACAGGTCCAATCGTCCCTATAATATTCCATCTGTCTTCGGCACCGTTAGTGTCTTGCTCTTGAAGAGTACCTGTAAATCCAAATCTAATAAGAGTGGGAAGGTCCTGTACAAACTTTGTAACTTGATTTCCTGTTGATAGTTGATGAACTTCATCTACAAATACAGCATCGAATTGTTTAAACACAGGAATTGTTTCAACGATATGCTTCATACGAATAGGAATATCTTTGATTCGTCTCTTCATTTTTGCAAGAATCTTATCAGGCTCGTCAAGTAAACACGTAGGAGACACTCCTGTAATTTTATTTTTAGGAGGTACTATAATTTTCTTGTTTTCATCTTTAACTATTTTATATGCTTTTTGTAAGTCAAACATTTTGATAGCAATTTTACTAGGAACTGCTTTTATGTTTTTTGTAAGTTTTTTAAATAATACAGCACACTCTTTTAATTCTTTTTCCAAAGACCGTAATTCTTCTTTACAATACTTCTGAACCCAACTTCTATTAGTGATAACAATTGGAGCGTCTCCTAATTCATCGTCAAAAGATGAGAACATTTGGACAGCTGAAGGATCAAATCCATAATCAATAAAATCAGCATGAATTTGAGTAACCAATTGAAGGTTCGGAACCAATACTAAAATCTTATTGAGATTGTATTCTTGAAGATGTTTAATAATCAAATATTGAATAAGTGATTTACCACCACCTGTCGGACACTCTATAATGCCTCTTCCATATTGAAGAGATTTTTCAGTGCACTCTTGTTGATAATCTCTTAATTGAAATCCTTCAGGTAAGTAAGTGGAAATATTTGCAGTCTTTGCTGACCAAGGACACATTAGTTTTTTTGCTGATGTTGTAATTTCAATTTCAATTTCAGATGAAATCTTTTTAATATTCTTTACAACATCTGCATATAGTCCAGCAGGAAATGATCCAGTAAGTGTTATCGGACAAATTCTATCCTTTGCCCACTTATTGAATCTAGCAGCCTTGTTTGTGACAGACATGTCTTTTTGGAGAGTATCAAACACATATAGTTCATGTTCGCCGTCTATTTTAATCTTCAGGTAATTAAATTTGTGTTCGTCAATATCTATTATCATAACGTATTATACAGAGTTCTCTAGCTTGATAATGTCCACAACATTCTTAATTGTAAAGTCAAGTTTTTGAAAAACATCTTTAACTCCTTCTAAATAATCGACAATGTCTTGTTGAGTAGTAATTTTATCATTTAATTCTCTAACATTTGGCAAGTGCTCTGCTTGTATTTTCAAAGTAGGAATGATCTTTCCTGGGCCCATGTTAGCATCAATATATGATTGTACTAAATCATACTTTCTATTTTTTAAAACAGTTAGTAGTCTTCGTTCGTTAATATAAGTCATCAACCACTTTGTTTTTAAACCAGGAGTTTGCATACTCGATTCTTTTATATTCATTTGATTGATGTTTAAATCTTCTTCAACATCTACATTGTATTTAAGAATGAGTTCGGGTAAAACATTTCTATCTGGATCAATCATTTGTTTCCTCTTTGACTTTTGGTTTTGCAATATACTTTACAAATGAATTTTTACTATGTGGCACAGTGGCAACTAAAAATTTATACATTTGCTTTTTTGTCATTGAAGTTTGATAATGATTAGCAAGTGCAGCAACATGTAATGAATCTTTTCTCATTGATATAAATCTAATAATGATATAAGGTACGAACGTATTATTAAAATCATCTCTATCACATAAAGTACCACTTTTCGTGGTATAAATATCCTTCAAGTATTCATAAATTGTTAATTTCTTATTTGTCATAATATCCCTTTACTCCAAATCATCATATTCATCAAAATCATCAAAATCATCAAAATCATCAAATCCACCTTCTTCACCCTTTCCGTTTCCCTCCATCCACAAATCATCTAAAATAATTTCAAATCGTTGTTTGATATTACACACTCTGGTATATTCTAAATCATTTTGGATTACTAATTCATCTACAACTAATAATATATCATCTAAAATGTCAAACATTTTTACAACAAATTCTTCAGATACTTCATTCCTTGAAGTAGCTAATGCATTTCTCAAAAACCTATGAAGCTTTGTTAAATATACAATAGCTCCGGATCGTTTCTTTGCAAGCTCTATAAAGAAATCCTCAATTGAAATATTTCCCCCGGTTTGTTGTATTCCGTGTGTATTTGAGATTGTTACAACTCTTCGTAATCCATCAGTACTCAATCTAACTTTTTTAATAATTCCAGACATCGAGACATAAACATCTTCTATAAATTCTTCAGTAGTATATCCTTTTCGGTCAAAATGAAGTTCGTAACTTTCTCTGATTTTTGACATCGATTCAATAGTTTTCAATGCTGGGGTCAGTTGTTTCTGTACAAGAGTTAATCCGTTATTAATGATTGCATTTATGATAGTAAACGAGTTAGGTGCGTCCATTATTTGTTTAGCTCCTTCAAAGCATCTAGATTTCTCGAAACCCATTCATTGTTAAATTCTTCTATTGCAAAGGTGGTGTTGGTTTCTGCATACTGATAAGTACAAAAATTATTAATAGGAGTTAACAGGTCACTGGGAAATGCTATGAACATGCCTTTGCGATTGATCTTAAATACAACGCAGTAAAATTCACTGTTGGACACTTCGTGATCTATGTTTACTTGTTCTATCCATTCGTTTAATTTAGAAACTCCGTTCAGAGCCATTAAACTATGAAATGCAAAGTCCTTATAAAACTTACATTCGATAATAGTTTTTTCAAATCCATCTCCTGGAACTATGTCTCCTCTAGCCATCAATGTCTGATTTTCAGTTAAATGGGCTATTCTATGAGCATTTTTACCTCCCACGAATCCGCCACTCCCGCAAATGTTCCGTTGCCAATGGGTTCCAGTTTCTTCTGAAAATATCTCAGCGACTTTTCTTTCCCAAGTATTTCCTTTGACCTTTTGTCTAGCAGGCATTTAGTTCTCCTTGATTGTTTCCCATATACTCCACGTTGGACACGGAATTGTAAGTAAAAAGAAAAAGCTCCTTAAAAGGAGCTTTTTTTAATGTCAATATCTTTTATAGGTAGAAATATTCTTTTTAGAAGTATCCTAGCTTGCTCCAATCTAAATTCAAACCGAAAGCTCCTCTAGCTGATGACAATGTACTTGCCACATCAGCAACTTTATCTCCATAAACTTCCTTGTTAAGAATCCAACTATCAGTTTCTGAAACGCCTTTAATGATGTCCCATATTATACTTCTTTGCTTTCGATCATCTTCAGCATTTTCCAATCGGTTGATTGCATATCCAAACATGTTTATACGTTTTGCTATTGATTCGGGTTTGAAATTTTCGAACTTTCCAATATTAGCTTCTTCTAACAACATTTGAGTCAGAGCTTGCATACCTTGACGAAGACCATTTACAATAACATCAACGTAATCATCTATATCAACTACAGTTTCGGCTTCTTTCATCATTTTTATATAAGCTTCGTGAATTGATTGTTTTTCATTATTCATAATGTCTCCAAGTTTGTATGTTACCCTGTTCACCTATAGCAACAGATTCTCCATTTAGAAAATTCACCATCATGGTATTTGAATCGAGGGACGAAACAATTAATCGCTCATCTCCTTCTCCACATGTGATCATATAATTTTTTATAGTGTAAATGCCGTCCTCTTCTTCCATCGTTGAAAGTCGTTCATCAAATTCATATTCGTCAAACACAACTCTTCTATCAGGAATTTCATCTTGCCAACCTTCATTCACTGTTGGGGATATCATGTCTATAATTTTATCTAAATCTTCTTCTGGTAATTCAGTTGATTGTAAAAAATCAATGATGCTATCAGTTGAATGAAATCTTTGGTTGTCAAAACGATCCAAAATAGAGTGATAGTTTCTCGTATATAAAAAGTCTATAACATCGGACTGTGTTGAATAACCTAAATCTTCACTTATAACTTTGTTATAAGCTTCCATGATTGCTTTCTTTTCATATTTCATAATTATTTCCAGGTTTTGTAAGTTAAGTCTTCAATGTCTCTATCATTCATAGATCGATCGAGCATTCGAAAACCTCGGCGATCATCTCCATCTAGCTTTTTATTAAATTTTTGAACGTCTGCGCCTTGCTCGAGAATTTCATTAATAAATTCCAAGTCATCAATCCTTCCTTGCTTGTTGGCAATACGAAGAGCAGTTATCATTGACTTTTTCATATGTTTCATCATTTTTTTAGGTTCAACTAACCAATCACTCTTTTCAGAATCATACTCTTTGTACCAATAGTCTGCAGGATTTGGCCATTCGGTTTTATGAGTCAAGTAATCTTCGTTAGGATCAAATATACTTCCCTGTGCACTTGACTCCCCTCCAAAACGTATCCGACCACTTGTCCCTATGTCCAAAAACCTTGCAGCTGCAGCAGATAGAACTTTTGATTTGACCATCTTCTTTAGAATGTCAAGAGCTACAAATTGGTTTATTGCAACAGGAGATTGTTCTTCTTTTATCATTGCGTTATAAGCTTCCATGATACTTTGTTTTTCTTTATTCATAATTTTAAAGTCCTCGATCCTTTTATATAATATACACCCTTAACTTCATAAGTCAAGGTGTAATTAAATTTTAGTTTGTAATTGTTTAAAAGTTTCTTCATCCATATATGATCCACCGAGAGTCTTTGCTGTATCAAAATCACCGCTTTTAATGGCTGCTCTGAGCTTTGAAGCACTGACATCTTCCTCTGATCTAGGAATCTCTATTAGGTCGATTAAATCGCCCTTCATTTGCTTTCTATATCCCTCTGCACGATCTTCTCCTGCTAGGATATAAAACACTGGATACGGAACCCCTCTAACAGCTGCTCCAATCGAACCAGTCTTTAATTTATAGAACACTACTGGTTTGGTAACATCTTTAAGAGCCTTTTCCCAAAGTTCGACACGTTCTTCATATGTTAATGGATTTTGATCTTTATTTTTACTAGATGCAGCTCCTGCAACAATTGCAATAACCATTCCATCTACTTCTGGTCTATCGAGTGCGTCTCTAACAATTTGTTCATGTGCAACTGTTGATGGTTGGAACCTACCAATGAACATTGCATAACGATTTCCCTTCATGAGCTTTTCAAGTCTCATCTTAGTAGTCAAGTAAAGATCATCTCTTTGAATTTGATCTTCTCTCTTACCTTCTGGATCGGGAGGATTAAAATCTGTTGATTGATTTCGAACAACATCTGATAATTGATGTAACATTTCTTCAATGGATTTTTCTTTATCAATCCCATCAAGAACTTTCTCAGCGTACTTTGTAACATAATCCCAATACTGTTGCATGGTTTCATGATCGTAACGATATTTGTTTTTGATAGCGTTTCTTGTTTCAGCATCATACTGATCTTGCTGAACAACTTTTAAAATCTTTCCATCTGTTGTATTGATAACTGTACCTTCTGGTGTTCCACCAAATACAGAATCGTATTCTTGAAACAATTTAACCATTACATCAAATAATCCTTCAGTAGTTTCTTCGAAGTCGTCTATGTTATCATATACTTCTTTCATGGAATCTGAAATAATATTCTTTCTAATAGTTTCTTTCGAATCAGACTTTCCTTGATACACTTTTGGAGGGGCAGGAATTTCCAATGCTTCAGAATCTTTATCAATATCAAACGTCATTTCAGTTTTTGGATTAGATAGCAGACGAGTACCAGTAACTTTATAATCAGTTTGTGCTTTGCTTAATAGAATCATTCCATGTAGCTCAGCATACTCACGTGTTAAAGTATCCTTTCGTTGCATGAACTCTACAAAGTACTCTGTACCTGGTATGATAATTGAATCGTCAAGAGAGGAGTTTATTTCTTTTAAGTGGTCATGAACAATTTTATATTGGGATATACCAATCGATTGTTTCTTAACTTTGTCAGCATCTAAATTACTGACATCAGCAGCAGATATAATTGAACCCTTGTAAGCTATAATCCAATTATCGGAATAATTTTTACTCTTAGGAGTAGAGGTTCTAATCAAGGTAAGTTTTGTACCATCAAACTTTTCAGTAACAATGATATCATCATTTAAGAAAGCTTCTTTTTGTTCTAAAGTCTTGATTTCTTTTTCAAGATGTTTAATGGAGATGTCAAGACCTTTACTAGAATCTTTGTTTACTTTCTTTTTCTTTTCGTCTTCGAAAAATTGTTTGAAGGTCTTCATATTATATTACCCGTTTATGTAAATGAAAAGTTGCTGAGCTAACAAATCTAAATCCAATTCTAGTTCTTTTGTTTGCTCTAGTATTAATATAATCTCTTGTTGTGATAAGTCAACGAGAGATCCAAAGTTTTCTTCAATATAATCGAAAAATTCTATCTCACATTGGTTTTGTAAAAATTCATTCATTAGGGGTTTCCTTCTTCAGGGGCTGTTATTAATAAGTTATATTCATTTGTTACAATAAATTCTGCATTTTGTTCTTCTAGTTGGGCCAATATATCTGGCGGAATATTTACAGTCATACCTTGTTTGGCTACACACCACAACCCACTTGTTCCAACTACTAAGGTCATTTTGTCAATAAATTCTGGTTTGATCAATCCGAGTACAATATTTCCTTCATACTCTTCAAATGTCATATCAGGTGGAACTGCGTACCAATGTTGGAGGGCAGCTACTCCATCTTCTTCATACATAGTAGGTGTAAAGTTTATTGAATGAATACGTTTCAACATATCAGTGTTTGCTTCAAGTCCTGTAAAGAACCAAGTCTTAACAGTAAATGAAGTCTTTGCTGTACATCGAGCATCTGTTGATTCCGGAATAGTAGGGTTAGGATCATATGTTACACTTCCGTTCCAAGTGACAGGATATTTTAATCGCTTGTCTGTTTTGTGAGGATGTGGAATGGTAATGTACACTGATGGATTAAAAAATACTACAAAGTTAGAAATGATTTGATCTAAGTCTTGTTGATATTTAGATACACATTCTAAATCATATGTGATGTTGACAGGAACTGGTTGCATCTCTAAATGGTTTTTAGATCCATGATCATTCTGACTTACAAGGTCTTTGTGAATGTCAATAGCTCTACTTGCGTCTCTTTGAATTCCTCCGACGGTGAGACATGTAAGTGGTAGCTTAATTGTTTTATTCTTATCTTCAAGGCTCTTTAAAACACGCGAACGTTGACCATAAAAGCAAGGAACACTCACTTCTTTTGAAACATCTTCATTGGAATTTCGTCTGTCAATGATAATATTATTGAACAAATCTAAAACCTGAGCTGTTGAATTATGAATCTCTTTTTGATAAGATCTAAACTTCATGCATGTAGTCCTTTTTGTAGTTGCATTTATTTACAATTAAATATTATCAAACCCAATTTAAAGTGACAGTTAGTATAAATATTCTATAGAATATACTGTAACCCTCACGGAGACCCTAAATGAAGTTTAATAGAGTAATAGAGCTCGGTCAAAAAATAAAAAGTAATATATTAAACGAAGCAAAGCATCCGTTTACATATTTAAATGACGAAGCACAACAAGTGGCCCAGTCTATCGCAACAGAATTAAATATTCCAATAGAAGATTTTATTGCTGGCACAAAAAGGACTATAATTATATTATCTGATGATAGGTCAGCAGTATTCAGCGGACTTGAAAAAATGGGGTTTGAAAAAAATGCTGTTATGACTGGTTCGTCTGCAGGTGGATTTGTTTCACCTGAAGGTATTAATGTTATTAACAAACCAAAAACACTATCTCTTTTAGGCGGAAGTGGTATAGACAATGAACAAATTTTCTACAAGGCTGTTAAACAAGCTCTTGATACTCGTCCCGATCTTACTATTAATTTTGTTGCTGATAATAAAACAGTTTCCATTGAGAATGTTTCAGATGTTACTCATATCGGTAAAGAAGGAGAACGTAAAGGTTGGAAAGGAGATGTTAATATTATTTCGAGTGGTGATGTCAATAACCACATTTCGATTAAGAAAGACGGTGGCTTCAGATGGGAATCTGTAATGACAAGATACAGAGATGTATTTATTGCGTTCATGACAAAAGCAAAAGCAGGTGAAATTGAAAATTTACATCTCACTCCTGATGATGGAAACCCACGACTTCTTAGAATGCTTGATGATAACGGAAAGCCGTACAGTCGAGTAATCATTAATAACCATCCTGGACTCGATCCTAGTAATCCTGATAATGATATTTATGACATGGCATTCGGAAAGGATGATGCATTAATTGTACAACGCAGTTTCACTGAAAGCGATTTTGAATTGAATGGGGAAGTATTAACAATCAAGGCTTCTAAAATTCAACAATCGTTAGATGATTTTGAACCTAGTGATTTTCCAATGATTGAGTTTGAAAGGAATGCATCAAAAGCTACAAAGACTGATGGTATTTATGGAAGAGGAATCATTCCAAGAACTACCCCTTTAAAGCAAAGAGGTGGAAAGAGATCAAATATTTTAGATCTCGAGTATGACGATTTAATGTCTTAAACAAAAAGGCCCTTCAAATGAAGGGCCTTTTTGTTTAACAGACTGAGGTAAGTTTGTTAATATTTTGATGAGCTTTTACAATTTGATCATCAGTTAATATTTGAGTAAACAAATCATGAGGAGTTTTTATCCTTCCGCCTTTTGAAAAGGTAAGTGGAACTTCTCTACTATGTAAAGCATAAAGAGCTGCCATACACGAATCAATACTTTCTATGTTACTCCACTGTTTTGCAAACATAGGTTCCAAAGGACTATTCATTCCAAGCATATGAACTTTTTTGTATTTTAAAATAGGCATCACGCTTCTAAGAGTAGTACATCTATCAGTAGTGCAATCTTCTGCTGACAGTCTTGAAATTCCAAAGAACTCAATTTCTTCAATTTTAGCTAGTTGTGTTGCACATTCCAAATATTCTTCAAGAGTTTTACCTTGAGGAACTGCCATAAAACTAATTGGCCATCTTCCTAAATAATCTTTGATGAATTGTTTAGTTTGACTAACAGTAACATCTCCGTTATAAAGATCATCGGGACACACAACTATAAATTCCTCAATGAGATCAAAATCAAACAAATCAATACATTCAGCAATTTCTTCTGGAGTTGATGGATCACCTTCAAAGGTACCCATATCAACAATCAACCGTTTCCATTTTCTAGTTGTATAATAATCAACATATGATTTGTTTTGTTTAAAAAGATTAGTTAAGCACAATCCAGTATCGTAACTATCTAAGATATCAAGATTTGCAAATGGCACTATAGGTAAATATAACATATTAGCTTACTCCTTCTTTTATTATTTGAATATCGTTCTTATCGTACATCTTTCCATTAATTTCTATTTCCCCTATCATGTTGAATCTTTGAATAGAATCAATGCTTTGTTCTTTTACTGCTGCACAAAATTCTCCTAGTTGACTTCCAAGTTTTTTAGCAACAACTTTAAAATTTGGTCGAAGATATGGTACGAAGTTAAAGTCTGGAGCATCAGAGTTGAATGTTGCTTCTAGTTGTTCTACACTATCGTGTTCAAATGCTTCATTAGAATACTCTGACTGTTCAACTGGTCTGTCTATTCTATTCAATTCCAATTCCTGAATGTTTAAACAATCAACAACATGAGTAACTTGTTTTCCAGTTACCAAATCTTCGAGAGTTATAGTAGGTTGATCACAATACGAAATACATTTGTAAACAGTATTGTTTTTATCTATTACCATGCCACCAACAAAATCCTTATTAATAATTTCCATGTTGAATCCTTAGGTTAAATGTGTTCCATCTTCAGTATCAATATCTATACCATTATCCTTTAATCTTCTAAGGATGTAAACTAAATAGTTTATACTATCACCAATCTCATCATAAACTTTTGGATCGGGATTTGGTACATCGATCATATTTTTAGTACGAACTAATTTCATCATGATAAGTTCAACAATTGATTTATCTCCCATTTGTTCGATACTGGAACCGTATTTCTCATTACGAGAAATAGAAAGATCCATAAGCGGTTTGATAATTTCCAAATATCGTTCTTCAGTAATCATTTCTTTATTACTACATATTTCATCAATTCGAGTAATCATAATATTTCCTGTGTTTATTTTATTATCCTCAGACGAACCATATATTTAAATATAAATAAAAGAAAAGGAATTATTATGAAAACATGTACAAAATGTAAAGTTGATCAAGAAGTAACATCATTCTACAAGAATAAGAATTTAAAAGATGGTAGAGCAGGAGTGTGTAAGTTGTGCATGAAGCAAAACGAAAAGAAGTGGATGGTAAAAAACAAAGACAAGAAGCTACAACAAAATAGGGACTGGGCCATTAATAACCCAGACAAAGTCAAACAATATCGCAAGAACACTTATGCTTTGCACAAAGATGAAATGTTAAAACGAAACAAAGAATATAGACTTAAGAACGGAAAAACCTATAATCAAACTAGGTGGGAACGTATAAAAAGCGATCCATCAAAAAGAGCAATGCATAATCTAAGAGGACGGTTTCATTCACTATTACGAAACACCAAGAAGGTAGATTCTTCAAATGCACTTATTGGATGCTCGTTAAATGAATTGAAGCTTCATTTAGAAACTCAATTTATTGACGATATGAGTTGGGACAATTATGGTCAAGATGGTTGGCATATTGATCACATCCGTCCAATCGATTCATATGACCTAACTATTGAGTCCCAACAAAGAGAATGTTTCCACTACTCGAACTTGCAACCCCTTTGGGCAAATGACAATTACTCAAAGGGATCTAAATACTAACCTTTAAAATTATCCGTAATGGAGAGTGTACACTCTCCATTAATCATTTAGTTTTGTTTTATACTTTGATAGGTACTCATGGTATTTGCAAGATTGCAAGCTGCTTGTGATAATTGCAAAGCGGCAAGTGATGTTACTTTTTGTTCCGCTGCCATTGTAGCACATTGCTTCATTGCTTTTTCAAGTACTTCGTAAGTACCTTCTTTATTTTCATCCATGGGGTTCTAACTCCTATGTTTGTTTTTGTTTGTTCAATATTTATTATTAAATATTGAGAGATTGTTATAATATATCCTTTAATACATCTTTAAGATATTGACCTTTAGATAATTTTATTAAAATAACGTTTAAATTTTGTATTGATTCTATGTCACCGATAAAATTATCCCATTGTTCATCAAGTAGTTTGACAAACCCTTCTGGGCTTCCCCTGTCAACATATCGTTTTAGGTATTCATCCTTCAATGATATATCAGGATACACTATTGAAAAAGAAAGTCCTTCGTTGATTAATCCAGCTATCACATCATTATGAGTAGATACTAAATGGACATCAAGATGTCCTATTTGACTTTTAATATGATCAATATAGTTTTTAGGAAAATCTTTTTTATCAAAAGTACTGGAATCAGAATCCTGTATTTTTAAGTCTTTGAATTCGTTTGAAAATAAATAACTTTTTCCCACACCTGGAAATCCGCAAATGATTTTTGTTTTATCGTCAACCATAAGATTTAACATTTTACATAATTTAGATTTCTTCATGTGTTTTAACTAAACTCCAAAGTACAGTTGCTTCCATTCTCTCCATCTTCAAGAACCTTTACTCTGATCCAATTTGAATTGTATGTTTCGTGTAGGAACATTCCAATATTATGAGCTAATACTTCACAGCTTGTATTCTTCATATTTCCATCAGGATAAGTATCATCTATATATTTCTCTATAGCTCTCTTACAAAGAATGATTTCAATCTCTCTCGAGTCATCATTCTTTCCAACTACAACTTCTGCTTCAATATGAAACATGTGTCGGTGTGGATGTTGTAAAAATTCAACACCTTCGAGATCACAATCAACCCATTGATGAACGAGTTCTTTCTGAAGAGTCATTATTACTGAAGTGGTGGTTACATATACCATAGTTGTTCCTTGTATTAGTTTGATATATTATCATAAATTATAACAACAATTTAATATCAGGACACAAAAAAAGAGAAGTCTTTTAAGGACTTCTCTTTTAAAATAATAATGAGATAAAAATTAATTCTCTTTTACAACTTTTCCATCACGTAACATTAAATCATATTCAATATTTAAATGTAGGTCGTCTGTAACGTAACGCTGACCGGTTGCAATATCACTTACAATTATTTCATCATCTGAAATATGTGTAACTTTAATTTGAAGAGTTTTATCTTTAGCTTCCCATTCATCTCCAATTTGAGCATTCACTGAAACATTCTCAGTTACCATGCCCTGATAAGCTTCCATAATAAGTTTCTTTTGATCTTCCATAATGCAGTCCTTTAAATTGTTCTTTATATACTATACACCTATTTATATAAAAGTCAACAAGAGGTTGACTTTATTATGTATTTTACATGTTTTTACATATGATAAAGTCAACAACATCTAAACAAAAAAAAGAGGAGTCTAAAAGACTCCTCTTGAAAAATTATAATTTATTAAAAATTATATTAATGTAGTTCTCTTCCAGCATTACAAATACTAGTTGCAAATAATGTAGTGTGGATAGATTCTTCATTATCCACTACAACACTAAAGTCAACAATTCTGTTATCAAGTTCATCAATCAACTTTGCTGCAACATTTCTACAAATGTCTTCTGAGAAAGCTGGTCCTGCGCCTTCAACTTTTTGGAAGACCATATCGTCATCAAAATATCCACCCATGTATTGTAATTCAGTTACAACTTTTTCATCAGGTCGTTTAAGAATATTGTGAATAGGAGAAGAAACACTTCGTTGAACCATTTCAACAATATCTTCAATCCAAAGAACATCTTCACTTAGACTGTTAAGTTCTACAGTAACATTGATATTCGATCTTTGATTGTGAGCACCAAATCCAGCTTCTTTAACTTTAGCGTAAAGTTCTTCAGGTAGATCTTTTAATACTTCGTGCTGTTCATCAGTAATGTTATTTAATAACATTGACATGTTTTTTGAACAAGGACAACAAGATGATTCAACATCTACAATATCAAAATATGTTCTGACCTTTCCGTTGATATAATGAACAGTTACTTTTACATCAACTGGTTCGAAACCATCGATCTTTGTAACAGGAGAAGGGTCAGCAAAAAGATATGTAAATTTAAATTTCAATTTAACATCAGTTTCGTCATGAGCCTTTGCTAACTCGAGAACAAGCTTGTCGAGATTATGTAGTTCAAATTCACCCGCTGGAAGATGTTCAAAAATAGTGCGTGAGTTTCTACTCATGTTAACACCTTTCTGATCGGCATCTAACTTACAGTATGCAGATACTTTGGTATTTGTAGAGTAAACAGTTCCGTCTTTTCTTTTAATTTTAATCGGAGCTACTAATTCGCGCACGCCGACTGCGTCTAGTTTTATTTTGTGAAATCCTTCAGTATGTTCTTGGATATCATTACGTAAATATTTTGGTTCGGTCATCGGTATTCCTCATTCGTTTGATTATTATATTATAGTGATTTTATACTTGTTTTAAAGTATTATTTATCTAATTTTGAATTAATATCACTCGTATGATTATAATGACCATCATACATTTCTGCTTCATTGCCTTGCCAAAAAATCAATTGCATAATACGTGTATCTTTTACAATGACAATTTCTTCATCTGACAAATTATATATGCTACAGCCAACTGGACCATTATATCCACTGTCCCAAATACCAGTAGTTGTAAACATTCCTCTTCTTGAAAAGGAGGATCTAATATTAGTAGTAGCAAATACCCCAGATGGGATATTAACTTTCTCGTTACATAAAATATTAACAAATCCTTTTGCTGGTATCAATACATCCTGTGAAATAGTTACATCGATTCCATTTTGCTGACACTCTGTTCCCTTGTCAGGAATTAAGACACCTTTAGCTATAATTTCTTTTGGATTAATTTGCATTCAATCTCCTTAACTCTGTTATTCTATTAGTTAGTTTATCATACAATGTATGTTCATCAACAGTTATAATTTGTTCAGTGTCTTCGAACCTTTTATTCCAAGGTTGTTTAATTTGAAGAGCAATGCCATTTGGATTCTTTTTAATAAACGAATTACAATATTGTCTGTGATCATCAATTAAAATATCACCAGCAACTGCTTTGTCACTTGTAATGATTTCACTTCCAGTAATTTCATCAATAAAAATAGTATCGAAATATTTTGTAATCTTATTTCTACAAAGCCAATACTCCTTTGTATTGGTCATATTACTTGAGGCAGACTTCGTAAACAGTTTCCAATTAACATCTCTATTTTCGACCATACATTTGAATATAGGATCAAAGGTAGGTTCTAAATCAGATTCATTATATAAGTTAACATTTTCATCTGCAAAGATATCAAATACCGTAGCAGCTTTTTGCTTTTCGATTCCCATGTCTTGTAGTACTTGAAACATATCATATTGGACAATATCTTTCTTTTTAACTGTAGCGTTTAATCGTAGATTAATATGTTTTAACCAAGGAGTCACTATATCCACTAAAGTTGAATCTTGATCAACAATTATGGTTATTTTTTTATTTTTCGTATTCATATATTACATTTCCATTAAAATATAACTGTAGAACCTAAAAGAGGTTATAGGTTATCTAAAACCATCCCTCTTTGCATGCATTGATCATAAACTAATTTTGAGTGTTCAAATTTAGATGTAGGTTGTAGAATGGTTGCGTTGAGCATTTCAATTTTAAAGGCATCAACAAATCTTTGTATTTCATCAAACGTGCTTTCTGAAACATCTGTTGGGAGTTTGAAAACAATATTACAATTAGATTTTACATTCTTATATATTGTATATAGAGCATTGCCTACAGTACGATCTAAAAAGTAATCTAACCATTTATCTTTGATATCAATAATATGAGTAAATGAAAGGTCACTGGTAGATGATACAAATACGTCAGACACAAATGATGTAGTATTGGATTCAATAATCATAGGTACGTTAAATACTTGAGTTAATGCATCAAGTAAATCTTGTCCAACTGGATTATTAATTTGAGATAGAGAATCATCTCCCTCGAACACTATTGCGTGAAAGGGCGCTTTGCTTGCTTTAATAGCTTTGATGACATCTGTTACTGTCATGTTACAAATTTCAGCTGCAACGAGTTCTATTCGTATTACACCTTGACCTCTTCTTGGGCCATTACTTTCAAGCTTATTTGTTAATTGTAAAATAGAAAACATATTGTTCCTTTAATCTAATAGATCAGTTAAAAAAGATTTCGATGGGATATCTTCAGGGTTTTTATAAGCTCTCGTGATAGCTATAGATACTTCACGCTGAGTCATTAGGAGATAAATTTCACCTAGTTGAGTATTGATAGGAAGAAATATATAATTAAGTACTGTAACTAGATGACCGATATTATAGTCATTAGGAAAAGTAGAAGGTAGTCCGTGTTTAGCTGCACGTGCTTTAAATTTTTCAATTTCGTTATCAGTAAACATAATAGTTTTTTCACCACAACAATCTTGAACCCAAGCAACCTTATAAGTTTTCTTTGCATTTGAAAATTTACTGGTTTGTTTATTGTAAACATCAAGAAGGTTTCCCTCCGTAACTTTTAAATCATTTAATTGGATTGCTTCATCACTCATTAAAATTCTCCCTGTTTGGTATCAGCTATATAAAGAGCTGTGTTTTTTTCATGTTCTCTAAATTCAACTTGAGTAACTCTTACTCTTCCATCAGTTTCCTGATCTACTACTGGTTGAATTTTATCGTAAATGTATTTTGCAAATTGTTCCGCACCAACATGTGGAATGATTCTTAATTGGATCACTCCGTCATCATGTAATTGTTTCATTGCAGGAAGTGCTGGATCGTCTTGTGCTATTATAGTAGTATGGTCCAATAGATAACTGAACCATTGTTTGGGTTGCATTTTATCTACTAAAACTTTACTTCTTTTAAAACCTCCGAAATCATATGTCCAATTTCTTTCATCAAGAGCACCTTCAAACCAAAACTTTACAGATGTTCCATATCCATGTAAAAATCTACAATGAGTGCCGTCTGCTCTCCATTGTCTAAATACAGTACTAAAACCGTCTATTACTTTTGTTGCTTGAAATGTACTCATGTTGCAAACCTACTCATTATGTTTATTATCTACTTATAATACGTTTAATTTTGGGATTTTAAAGCTGGGAATGATATTTTTATAAATTATGAAATGATTTCGCCATCAATCATATATGACATATAGGGGACAGACTTCAGGAAGGATATAGCATTCTGAAGTTCTTCTGTTTGTTCTTCTGAGTGTCCAATTTCATCTTTTAATTCTTGTATGATATTAATCTCTAATTCTAGAGCTTCAATAACATTATCAAAAGTTGTAATAGAAGAACAAGCTGTTTCTTCACTTAGCATATCAAGAGCAACATTATATTCCAAAATGAGTACTTGTCTCTTCTTTAGACACTCTTCATCTGAAATCATAGCTTGTAAATCAAAAGCTATTAACTCTCTCGCAGCATCTGTATTACCTTGGGTAATATTATCCAAACCAACCTCTTAATTTATTAATTAGTATCTATCATGCATGGTTAAAGTATAGTCCATCTTTCGTGATTTATTTATACGCATAAGAGACGGTAAAGATAATAAAAGGGTCATTTAAGACCCTTTTATTAAAGTTTATAGTGTAATTGTACCGTAAACGCCTTCGTCATTATCAGACCATTCTATTCTACGAATACCAACGTCTTTTGCGATAGCGTCTAACTCTCCATAAAATACATCATTGAATTTTAAATCAACTTTGCCTTCATCGTAATCACTATTGTCAAAATAGATCATTGTGTCGTCTGTTTCAAAACCAATCTTAAATGATTTAAAGTGTTCATCAGATGGAGCGTATACAAATAAGTTATAAGGAGTTTTTTCATTTTTAGAATTAAATTCATTTGATAAATCAGCCAAAGCTGTTTTATAAAGATCTTGTTCGCTACTGAGTTCGGCGTCAGCGTCTAGTTCTTCTTCATCAAGATCGTCTCCGAATTCATCATCAGATAGATTATCTAAATCAAACATGTTTGCTTCTTCATCTTCTTCATCTTCTTCATCTAATTCATCTTCTTCAGCTTCTTCAACAACCTCTTCTTCAACAACCTCTTCTTCAGCAGGATCTTCTGCTTCAAGTTCTTCAACTTCAGCTTCTAAATCTAAAACTTCATCTTCAAGTTCTTCTACTTCAGCTTCTAAATCAACATCCTGGGAATCAATAGGATCGACAATCAATTCTTCCTCTTCCTCTTTGCTGAGTAATTTATCAAGAAGCTTTTTTGCTTTTACCTTATCAATCATAATATAGTTCCTTTATTTTTTTAAATCTTGTTTCTTCTGAGTGAGTTGCTCTGAAGTACCAGTAAAGTCTTCACTACTTATATTAAAAGAAGGAGGAGTTTGTCCGTCTGATACATCTACGCCTATTACATGAACTACTTCGTTATTAGAATTTGATATTTTAAAAATTCTATAATTCTTCTGTTCATTTTCATCTTCAGAAATGATATTTGACTTCTTCATGTTTTTAAATCTTTCTGCAAGATCTGATTTTTTATATTTCTTCATAATAAATTCCTATTAGCTTTTATGTGGATCTACTATTCTCATCTCTGAGAACATAATAGTAAATGAGTGTTTAAGTGGATCATTGTTGCCAGTATAGTTTAATCTTAAATCAGCGATATTTTTCAAGAAGCAGTTTTCGAAAACTAATTCTAGTACTACATTTTTATATTCTGAAATCAATTTAACTTGGATAGGTACCACTACTTCATGTAGTACTGGCTTTTCTGTCTGGCATTGAGATAATGTAGTCTGTAAAAACCAAGCATATAACCACTTATACTGCGTAAGTGCTGAATCAAGAATGTAAGAAAATGTTAGTTCTTTTGAAATCTCCATTGCATTAGTAGGCACGTTGACTTTATATCCTCTTGTAGATATCTCAGCTGTTGAAATTCCAAAGCCTGGGAGAGTAAACTCTTGTAGGTTTAGACATATTTCTTTTTGTTGTCTCGGATCACTAGCAGTGAATCGAGTAGGAATAACAGCTATCCATCTATTATCTGTCATTAAATTGAGAGGATCAGTTAATGAGGTATCAATATCTTCTGGCATTAGAAGCCTCCATAAACGTCATCGCTTTCTTTTTTATCGATCTTGTCAACATCATTTTCAGTATATTCAAATACATTATCCGATTCTTCATTCTGTAACAGTTCATGTAACTCAGTATTATTCTGGGTGTACTTTTCTTCTTCAGGAAAATCAACATATGTAGGATCACTATCTTCGCCAAGTGGATTACCGTTCTCATCTTCTGCACGAACAGCAATGTCTTCATGACTTGGGGTACGTCTCACAATATTACATCTCCATAAGTATTTATCCAATAGTGGATTTAAACCAGATGACGCTAAATCTTTGTCATTTATTTGAGTGATCTCATACTCTTCAAAGTTTCCATCATTGTGACCAAATTCTATAAATCTAATAAAGTCTCCAACTTGTGGTGCAATTCCCCAAAAATCAGTTTTGTTATCAGAATCATCTTCTGAGAAGTATGACAATGTAGCACTCAAAGTACCTGTAAGTATTCCACTACCAAGTGGCGATAACGTTCCTGTTAAATCTCCAGCAAACTCTCCGGTTATTTCTCTTTCGGTATAAGCTGTTGACACCGCTAACATATGATTGTGTGGTTCAGCTGTTCTGAAAGGAGCTACTGTTACAGGGATAGTTTGTTCGCCTGACTCATCACCATTAAAATATTGATCCATTGATAATTCAATTGAACCCTTTAGTTTATCTGATGTGAAATTTGCTTCTAAAGTTCCTTCATAGTTACGAACAGTAACGCTGACTGGTACTGAAATATCAACTGATAACTCTTTTCCCACTTTATCTCTGAATGCTTCTACAAAATCCTCTTTCATCATAAAAATTTCAGCAGTAACAGATGTCTCTATTCCAAATGTTTGAAGGAGAGCATTGTCTGCTGTTATTGTCATAAAGACAATAATATCTTCAGAGTGTTTGTATTTTGCATTTGGAGACTCTCCGTAAATATGATTAGCATCAATACCGCCTCCATCATGATAGAAGTCTAGTTCTTTTCTAAAATAAGTTACATCTATTCCATTCTGAATAATAGTTTCACGGTACAGTCCTTTTTGAATTAACTGTTCGCCTTCTAAGTTCTTCTGTTTGAGGAACCTTATGTTTTTTATTGTATCAGTTTCTGGATTAAATATTTGCATTATTTATTTTCTTTTGGTTTTTCTTCTTTTCTTTTGTCAGATGAAAGATGTTTATCAATTAGGTCAGATAAAGTTTCAAGTTCTTTCATAAACTTTCCAAACTCATCTGTTTTTTCAAAGTCGAGATTTTCCATCTTTTCAATTAAATTATTGTCATCGTTAAATGTCATAATTTCTTTTGCAATAGTTGATCCAACTTTCATTCTCGTTGTCTTTGTACTATTGATTATATTTTTCAAATTGTTTTTTGCAGCTAGTAGATCACCAAATATATCAGATATAACTTTTTGATCATTTGTTGAAAATCCAGTTTCAGGATCGACAGACTTTTTATCATCTAGTGCAGTTGCTACTTTCATAGCTGAACTCGTTCTTGCTCTAAATGCAAAAGCTACTTCGCCCACTCTTTTAACGTATATCTTGAAAGCTTTTAAATATCCTTTATTTGCGGCTGCTATATCTTTAAGAAGCTTTCCATCAGCTTCGTCACTTGTTATACTAAAATTGTCTTCAATAAGAACACTTTCTTTTTTTAATAGCATCGCATCTTTGATCTTTTTAGCTAATGACGAATTATAATTTTTAACATTTACTTTGTCAGCATTTCCGAAAAAAGCTTCAAACCAATTTTCGTCACTCATCCTTTTGTCTAATTGAGATACTAATTTTTCTTGAGCAGGTGTTAACATCTTCTCTGGATCAAATTCTGAAACAAATTTTGCAAGTGCTGGTTCGTCTTGCATGAGACTAACAATATGCTTCTTTCTATTATCTTTGTGATTAATATCTTGTAATTTCTGTTTATCCTTATCACCTAATTTATAGAAAGCTTCCTGAGGAGTTATATTATTATCATCACCGTCTTCTTTTTTATCACCATTACCTTTGTTTTTGTCCTTGTTTATAGACATATCTGATGGTAAAAGCGAATCTATTTTTTTAGTTTTAACCTTTGTAGTAACCCAATCGTCAAAGTGTTTTTGCATTCCTGTACCGGTAAGATACGATTGAATTTTTGTATCGTCTTTTTTAGACGAGTTGGTGATCTTTTTTTCCAACTTAGAAAATTCTTTTTTTAGTTCTTCGTGGTATTCATAAAGCACTTGTATTAGAACTGTCATGTTTTCAGACCGCTCAACTACGAAAGTGTAGTTTTCAGATACAAATTGTTTAAATGTTTTCATTATCATCACCCTCATCATCTTTTTGCGGAGCTGTTACACCAGTAAGGTTTTGAAGGATAGTCAAACCATTCTTTCTAAATTTCTTTATATTATCATTGGTCTTGATTAAATCTTTGATCGGTATATCATCATTCAATCCTAAAGCTATGATCTGTTTCAATTCATCAACTAGGACCAATCCTTGTTTCTTAAAATCATCATGGAGATCTTCTTGTTTGGGATCATCCTGTTCATTTATGGTCATATACAAATTCCTTAAAGTTTATCCTATTCTTATTTACATTCATTATGTGTTAAATAGCCAACTGGTATCTTCATTACTATATGAATCCGCTGAAAAACCTCTACTACTCATGACATCATCACCTCCGTCTGTTTCTCCTGCAAAGTATCCTACAGCTTCTTCTGAAATGGTTCCATCGCCTAATCCTTCAAATACTTTATCAGGATCTTTGATGGCTGCGGACAAAGCATCGTTAAACATGTTTCCGCTTCCATATACACTAAAGTTTCTGATAACTTTTGGAAGTGAGTATCCTAATGTAGTTGTTTGCCAATCTCTAACATCGTAATAGTTGTCTACTATTTCAGGTTGAAAGATAAACATAAGCCAAATGAATGATAAAGTGTAGTCATCATATTTTCCTTGAATAGCTTTGTATGTATTTCCTCCAACTACCTTTTCAAAGTACTCTAATTCAGCAACAGCGTTCTTATCATATAATTCTATTTTTACGTTTGCAGCAGTAGTTAGACTTCTTGAGAATAAACAAGTCTTTATTTTTATCATATGATTTGAAAGTATGCCAAGATTTCTCTTTCCTCCGAAGTTTACTATCCATTCATATTCATAAATCTGATATATGAAATCTAGAGTAGATCTTCCCATGTTATTACTTTCGCATAAAATATGAGCATTGTTATACATTACTCCGATCTTAACCAATACATATGCAAACTCTGTTGGCGAAACCACATTACTAGCAAAAGATGCTACCTGTTTTATATTATACAATTCTGTTATATCAAATACTAATGCTATTGAACTATCGCCACCTACTCCATCAGCAACATCCGCTCCAATTGCATAAGTCCGTGAAGGGTGCGGTTTAAACCACTGTTTGATATTAATATGTTCGCCTGGAAGTTTTGGCAAATCTATAATTGTAGGCTCGAACCATTTATCAGATATAATAAACGATTTAAAATATTCAATAGCTGTTGGTTTGAATAAAGTTTGAGATGACCCTATAAATTTATTGCCAAATTCCTGAGCCCATTTTTGCATGTCACCGTTAAATGATGCAATCGTTTTATCTTTCCAAGCAGCATCTCTTCCAGGTCTATCGTCCCAATTCATTTGTTCGAGATGCCATCCACCTTCTAATCCTAGTCGAGCGCTCTCATAAGTTTCATAAAATAGGTTACCAGTACCGTTTGGAGTTGAAACCATTATAACTTGAGTGTTTCCACCAGGAGCTGATATAGTAGGATATACTGATTGCCAAAACTCGTCCATTATATTTGGCGGTATGAAAGCAGCTTCATCGATAACTAGAACGTTTATTGAGTCACCTCTAGCAGATGATGCAGATGTAGCAACACCTTTTATAGTGGAACCGTTGTTCAAAGCAAAACTGAGTCCAGCCCACTCTGTTGTTGCAGGTTTAAGCCATAGTGGAAGAAGTTCAAAAGCAAGTTTAACCCTGCTTACGATTTCTTTTGAGGTTGATTGTTTATTACCACAAACGAGAATACGTTTGTCTTTGAAAAAGATCATTAGCCAACACAGATAAACTGTATATGCTGTTGTCTTTCCTGTTTGTCTTGCCGCAAGAGTAACAACTCTGTCAAATTCTTGAAAAGATTTAACTAGTTGCTTTTGTTTATCGAACATTTGTATTCTATGTTTTCCCTTATCAGGAGAAACAATGAAGAAGTATTTTTCAGCAAAGTATAAAATATCTTCTTTGCATCTTTTTATTTCACGGACTCTTTTTTTAAATTCGACCTTACCGATAGTCTCTTCAAAGCCTTCAGCTTTTAATCGCTTATTGCCCATGTAAAATTTCTTATTGTTCGACATTAGGGAATGTTCCCCTCTTGTTATCGGCCTCCTTTAAGGTATAATATTACAAATGCGATCTCAGCAGGAGACATGTTTTTAAATTCATATCCGTCTCTTTCTGATTGACCCCACTTGAAAACATTTCCGTTTTTTATAACGTACCCATCTCTTTCAGATTGATCCCACATACGGAAGCCAGTGTTTGAAAATCTAATCCCGTCACGGCTTGAACCGGCCCAAGATTTTAGTATACCATTACTTATAGTGAATCCATCGCGACTAGACCCGAGATACTTACGAATTTCTGAATTTTCTACTACCCAACCATCACTTTCAGATCCACCCCAATTAACAATTACTCCATTTTTTAATTTCTGAACGCCTTTAAAGCTTCCAGTTCCCCATGGTTTTAAATATCCTATTGCCATCTGTTTAGTCTCTTGTTTTGATTCTTTGACATTATTTACATCTGAAGTTGTTGTTGTACTAGTAGATGAAAAACTTTTTGATTGCGAAGGTGCGAATTGAGCTTCTCTACGCCATGCTGCCTGCTTACGCTCGAAATCATTTTCCACATCAATACAATAATCAAATATCATTTTACAATACTCGTTGCTGATTGTTTTCGATTTCCTTGATAAAGTTGATTTCTTAATTTCTCATTAATAGGTTTTGTTCTACCGATATGAGTTTGTTCATCAGCTTCTTTATTAAAGTCTCTACGTACCCAATTGAATATAATGTTAATACCAGGTACACTTGCTATCTTTTTTACTTTAGAAATAATTGGAATGAGATTTTCATGACGACATTGCCACTTACCAGTAGATTGATTTATTATTAATTGAGAATCACCTTCTACAAATAAATCCGTATATCCAAGTTGAACAGCTCTTATTAAAGATAGTAGTAAAGCATGACCTTCTGCTTGATTAGTAGTTCCAGGTCCAAGGTTGTCCCCTTCTACATATACAATGTTTTGATTTTCATCTTTTATTACAATACCAATAGTTTGATGATCTTTTCCATCAACAACTATCTTACCACCATCGAAATTTATTTTATATTGCATTTTTACCTTTTTACTTTATAGTCTGACTTACTACATACATTTTAACATAACCACATCCTTAATAACTAATTTCTTTTACGAAGTAAAATCGGATGTTCAACTTTGATCGTTCAGCTACGCTGACATGACGCAGTCATGAGATGAAGTGAACATCCTTCTCTGAGGCTGAAAGCCTCATTGCTAAATAACTGATAATGGATATTAATAACTGTATAATCATTTAGCAGTTATTGATTAGGGAGTGTACATTCTATATCTCATGACTGCGTCATGTCAGCTACGCTGAACGATATATCATTTAACACTCAACATCTTGCTTCGCAAGATATAATTTAATTTGGTTATGATTTTTATTATTAATATTATTAATATATTTTAAAAACAGGAAGCCTTTACCTAGACACCTATTAAAAAGTGAAGGTAGTGTTTTGACCCAATCCAAATAAAAATTTGTTGTCAAAATATAAAAAAGTGTTTCTTTAGTTGCAGGTTCTTACGCTCAAACTTATGGGACAGAAACTTCGTATTAATAAGATGTAAAAGTAAAAACTTCTTATCTACGTTTTGCCTAATCTATATTAGCTAGTGTTAATCAATTGTAATGCTTGTACCGTCATCCCTATGACTTTCTTGATATGAACTCTTATAAGCCTTTCTAATCTACTTCTGACGGAGGAGGTCCGGAACATCAGCTTTCAATTATTTCATATTCACTTCTCAGTGAAACCTCGGTTGATAGGTGTTACCAATACTACTTGGACACAGGCATCTATCTATCTCTGTTAAAACCTTATTTTACTTAATGACAAACACAATTGATTTACGTTAGTTTATCTACATATGTATTATAGGAGGATAGTTTGGATTTTTAAACAAAAATGTTGATTATTTTTATTTGGGTATAAAAAAGCCGGCCGAAGCCAGCTTTTTATAATAGAGGAGAGATCATACATATGCGTTTCATTATATGTATGTTATATTATCACAACAAGTTATATAATGTTTAATGCTTTTAAATATTTTATCGAAAAATAAAAACGACATTTTTATTGAATATATCGGGATACAACATCATTTACATTTGATTTGGACTGTAAATATATTTATAACAACAACCCTAACTCAAGGAGAATCCAAGATGGACTCAAAAGAACAATACGAAGCTATGAAAGAACTGTGGGACTTATTCGAAGAAAATCACAATATTTTTGCTGAAAAAGGAAACAAGTCTGCTGCAGCTCGTGCACGTAAGGCAATTAACGAATTGAAGAAGCATGTAACTGATTATAAGAAACAATCGGTAGTTGAAAGTAAGCGATAACTTCTCTCGTATAAACATTTTAAAAAGCTGTGGGATAATTCCCACAGCTTTTTTTGTTTACATTGTATTGAGCTCAATAGTTGATTGGTATGATCCATTTGATCGTATATTTAATTTAAATATTTTTGGTTGGTTATTAATCAACATGGGGATGAAAATATACACATTTCCCTTTTGATACATGTTGACTTCCACTTCTAACCTACCATTAAGTGTTACGTTTTGATTCTCTTTTACAATAGATGCTTTGCATTCGCCTTTGCTTCTTCCGATTAGTTTTATGAACATCGGAATTATATCTTTCTTACCAGCAAATAATCCTCCTGCAAATAATGCAGTGTTAATAATTTCCTGTGAACCTAAATCTAACAAGAAGTTTAATATCTTCAAATTTGCATATATTCGTAAGTAATCATTTATAACATCTTCTTTATATTTAAACTTAAATCCAATGTCCTGTTTTTTAGCCAATAAAGAATCTTTGATGCAATCTACCTTATTAATCATATCCTGGTAACCAATAAGCTCATCTTCCTCTGTAATGTTAAACTCAGAGTGATTATCAGTTTGCATTTTTATATAACTTTTTCCTTTTCCATGTAACGGATTTTCTTCTTTTAATGATATAAGATGAATCGGTCCATTAGTAATATTGAAAATATATTCATTGAGAAGTTTTGCAGTTTCTAGTTCAGAATTTTTGGTTGCAATTATATTTTCAACATCTACAATCACTCTATCAATATAATCTCTTTTAATCATTATGATATCAGCAGGTGTGTATTTATCAGGAAAAAGTCCAAAATAATTAGCACATGTGTTTTTTATAATTGGTAGAATATTATCTCTATCGATAATATGAGTCTCTCTATTAAAGCATTTGTCCAATTCAATTGCTATTGATCTTTTATCATTTAAACTTCTTATTGAATGTATAGAACTGTATCTATTATCATCGATCCAAAATTTTACCTTCTCTCGAGTATCGGCACCCAATTTAACTATTTGCGAATCATCTACCAGTTGGTACAATCTCTCGAGTGTATCTTTGTAATTATTGTTTACTATTTCAGGAAATAATTCTATCTCACTCCACATCAACATTGGAATAGTTTCTTTAACTATTACATTCATATTAGAATTATGAGTTCCAGTCTTTGAAAATATTTTACTAGTGACGAAGTTATGATTTTGAGGTTTAATCATTGTGATAGTAATATTAGTATTTTCACATTTCCAAAATGCCATATCATTATCATTAATTTTATAATTATGCTTGGTATTAAACGGAACGATAATTCTACCAATATGATATAACAATTTACCATATCCATTTTTGAAACATTCATCGTGACAGGAAACTCTAAGAAGAGACATCTTGTTAGCGTCCTCTTGGGAAACACCGTATTTGACTAATTGTTTCAATCCATAAATAGAGGGAATATATGTATAATTTACATTTCGTTCTTCTGATGGATGTGACTCTGATGTTTGCGAACGTGGTATATCCATATAAATCCTATTGTCGTTTATATAATATACACTCTTAAAATGAGAAGTCAAGCTCAAAAATCTATTTTTGTTGAAATAAATCCTTTTCAGTTATAACTATAAATTTAGTTCCGCCTTTTTGTTTAGCCCATTCAGTAGCGGCTTTCCACTTGGCTTGGTTTCGTATGTAAGTTTCCAACTCTCTTTTCATTGTAGCTGGTTTACGTCTTGCTGATAGAACGGGTTTTTGAGTTTCTTTGAATGGCTTTACTTCAACTATAAACTTCTGAAGTGAACCATCTTTAGTTTTTACTGTCATATTGAAATCAATGAAATATCTATGAGATGTATTTTTACGAGAAGGATCATTATATCTGATCACAACAGACTCTGATCCCCAAGCAATCACTTGAGGAGTATTATCACAAAAACTACAGAACTTCTTTTCCCAGCTAGATCTATAAATGATAGGTAATTTACCTTTATACTTTTCAACACGTCTAGGATGAAATTGGCCTTGATCGTATTTATTTCCTTTCTTACGAGCCATAATTATCCTCCAGCAAATACATTAGGAGAGTGAGTTGCCGCTCTCGATCCACATGTAACAGGATCTCCTATTCTCGCACATCCTTTTCCATTTATAAAAACTGTACTACTTCCTTTCTTTAAGCTACCTCCATGATCACAATGAACTGCCCAAGCATCACCTTCTCTATGAGTTTCTATTCCATTTGTGAATACGTTTGGTGATCCTTGTATGTTTGGACGAGGTCCACAATTTCCATGACCTGTTCCAATATCTCCCTTACGGTGTACTTGTGGCATTAGGTAACTCCATTTGTCATAGTGTTAGAAACTTGAAGGGCTTTGAGTAAATGCTCTTCCATTACATCAAGAGCTTGAGTAAACTTATTGATTTCACTATATTCATCTTCTTCCATTAATTGCTTTCTAGCTTCTTCAACAATACCATTTGCTATCTGTTGACTTTGCTGGAAATCAATAAACTCAGGATCTAACTGTTTAAGTTTTTCAAAACTAAATGTTCCGTCATCATCTAAAAGACTTTCTAAATCATTCTGCTTACAAAAATTTACAAGACTTTCAGCATCGTTGATATCAATATCATCAATAGAAACAATTGCGTCCGCTTCTTCTGTGGTAGGAACAAATTCAGTAATCTGATCAAAAATATTTACACCAGCATATCCTTTCGGAGTATCTTCAGTACGTTGAAGAGTTTCTAATGTATCAACAATTGTATGTCCTTCAGTATAAAAAGAAGTACCTGGTAACGTATCAATTAGAATTTTAAAATACTGTTCGTTGTTTGAAAGTTCGGGACGTTCGCCTATGTTTAAAAATTCACTGAGAGTATCAAGTAATATTTCTCTCATATCAGCTGATTGCTGTAACTTGACCATAATGGTAGTATCGATTCCGAAGATAGCTGTTAATCTATCTGTCTCGTCATCCTTTATACCTGTTATGATATCAGAAACATCTTTACGACTTAAATATATCTCAGTACTATCATTAGCTTCAAACGTTCGAGAACCACCGTAAATGTAACTAGATATGGAAAGCGTTGGGAAATCCGCTTCCCAATCTGTTTGTAGTTTAAGAGCTTCTTTCATAGCTTCATCAGGATCTGTAGAAACTAAGTTCCCATTACCAATCACAGTTCCATCTTCGAGGAATATTAGATCATCATATTGTATTGAATTACTCATTAGGATACACTCTCGTTTACTATAAATGATTTCTGTAGAATTATCTTTTCTACATTTCTATTTATATCACTTATTCTCGTTTCTCTTGTTAATGTACTCCCAGCATTTGCTATTTGTTCAGTACCATCATTTATTTTATCCATGTAATCAAGATGAGTTTGATACCCATTCTTATAAGCATCGTTATCTTCCAAAGCTTCTTTATTAGTTGCGTTGAATCTATCAGTATTAAAGGATAGGTTTGAAAACGATATAGACGTTGTCTGCTGAGGAGTAACAGTTTCTATGAGAGCACCTGGACTTGGTGAACCTATCGTGGCTAGAGTGCTGTTAATAACGTTCAGATCGACTGGTGAACCAATTTGTGATTGTAAGTATGATCCCATTGACGAAGATGCTAAAGCTTCTCTGTTTACAACTGAAGTCGGATTGCTTGAAAAATTTCCTATTGTTGATGCGATATCAAATAATTCAACTGGAACATCTGGAACAATAGTTTGCATATAATCATTAAAAACATCTTTAGCACCTGTTGATTCACCTACTTGATTTACTATTCCATCTAATGTTGGCGCACCTGCTAAAGTTAATCCTTGATTGATAACATCGGTATTAATTAAACCAAATGTTTGAGCTTCTAAATATGAATCTAAAGCTGAGAAAGCTAATGCTGTTCCATTTTCGAATGATGGATCTGAAGCAAATGCAGCAACTTGTCCTGCAATAGTTAATAAACCACCACCGCCTGGAATTAGTCCACCAGCTCCTGATATGATTCCACCTAAAAGATTACATGTTAATAAATCAGGTGATAAGAAAGTTGAACGCTCAGGAATGAAATTAAACAACGGAGAAGTATTACTTAGAAAATCAGGTCCAGATAAAAAATCTACAGGAGCTGTAATATCAGTAAGAATTGTATCGAGTGGATTAGATGTTGTACTGTTTGCTACTTTCCAAAGAGAAGCCTTTAATGAGTTGTTTAAAATCTCAGATCCGAAATCGGTCTTTAAATCATCTAGTAAAGTATTTTGCATACTTTGACGAAGCTGTCCTATTTGAGATAGACTTCCATTTAATTGTGAAATTGTTTGCAATCCACTACAAGCGACAGCTGTTTCAGGTGGAGGAGGGACTACAACTCCTGGAAGTAAAGCTGAACTTGATTGACCGACAACATGTACTGCTGCTCTTAATAAGTCAGCTGATAATCCAACTACTAGAGTCATAGAAGCGTGCGCACCTTGAAGGATTGCAACTTTATTACCTGTATCATAAAGAGTTATTTGTTTAACAAGAGCACTACTACCTCCTGATATAATTCCTTTGATAACAGCATCTTGAACATTTATTCCGCCAATAGTTAATCCACCTTGAGCAATTTGTTTAAATGTTTGATTAAATACTCTAGTAGTAGTTGTGGTAGTTTTTTCGAAACCTAAATTGATTGTCGAATCTAATAATGTTATACTTGATAAGAAAAGAGGAAGGCCTCCTAAAGCAGCGGATGCTTCTTTAAAAGTGTTTCCTGCTTCTATACCTAATGTTTGTTGAACATTAGCAAGATTGCAAAGATCATTTAAAGAATCTAAACCTGCTGTTAAATCTTCTTGTCCTACCTGCAAAGTGTCTATTATATTTGATGCACTGCTGTCAGGTAATATACTTAAAGGATCAGCACTTGCTATGTTCATCAAGTTATCAACTTGATTTGTCTGAGCCTTCATTACATCATTAGATGCCTGATCAGTAAATTTTAATGAATCAAAAGCTGAAAGCTGTGAGCTTATATCTGTAATGCTAGGAGGAGCTATTGGATTTGAATTTACAAAGTCATCATACTGATCAAAAGCTTCTGACATAGCATCATCAATTTCATCAGCAGGAGTAAGAGGAATACTTTTAACATCGTTAATGTCATCTACTCCTAGATCTTCATCTAGTGATTGTTGATAAGTAGTATCTTCAATATTAATAGTAACAGTTGAAGAAACTAAAATACTTGAAATGTCTAAAACACTATATTGAAATGTTTCTATTCCACTTTCAGAAGGAGTAAACTTAAAGTTGTTTCCTCCTAGAAATTGTAAGGTACCTGTAGCTGGAAAAGTAAATGATGAAACTACTATAGGTCCACCTGTTATAACCCCTGGAGCAAATACTGAGAACGATACAGCAGTTTGATCGTCTGTATCAATTATATCATTTCCATTATTAATAACAGGAGGAGCTGCTGAAACAATCAATGATACTGATGTAGTAGCTGTTGCTCCTGTATTATCTTTGATAGTATATTGGAATGAATCATTTCCAACAAAATTTCCCAAAGGAGTGTAAACGAATGTTCCGTCATTTTGAATGGACAGGCTTCCGTTGGACGGTTCAGTGTGACTGAAAATAGATAATACTCCACCTCCACTTCCTAAATCATCGTTATCTAAAACGGATATCGGAGCAGAACTAAAACTTACATCTTCAATTACATTGAAGGTATCTGGCGTAATCGTAATCATAAGTACCTATTAATTAAGGAATATATTAGGACCAGCTGTTACATATATATTAGAAGCACATGCTCTAATATTAATCCCGGCGATCAATTCAGTTAAGGTAGCTGAAACAACATTTAGCTTTACACCATTTACAATAGTAACGTATTGAACCCCTACATACTTGAACTCTCCAAGTCGGTAAGTGGTATTTGTAACTTGAGAAACATCTACTACTTCATTACCTATAATAGTATTTACTCGGTTTCCTTCAATTGTATGATCCTTGTTACCTTTTTGGTTCTTATAACAGTCACCGGTTTGTTCTTCTTTATTAGAACCTATATGTCTGAACTTATAATCGCCTTCATGTTTAACTTCAGTATTACCCACGTGATGTTTAAAAACATCACCTTTATGAGTAATGTGCTTATCTCCAAAATGCTCTTCAAATAAATCACCTTCGTGATGTAAATTGATATTTCCTTTTACACGTAAATGTAAAGCATTTGCACCCGGATTTAAAATTTCTATGTCAACTCTAGTTGGAGGAGTAGCTACATACTTTCCAGTATCTACCTGATTCTTAACTCTTATTTTAGAAGCGTCTATATTACTATCAACATATGGAGCAAATTGACAACTTGATTTTTCATTACCGCCTCTTGGATCAACCAAAAGATCAGGTTCTTCATCAATTCTAATAGTCACATTGTCTGTTTTTATTACATGTTGATTCTTATGTTCGCTATGCCAACCGTCTCCACCTTGACAAGCTGCAAAGTATTTTGGAAATTGAGGATTTCCATGCTCAAAGAATACCCATATCTCAGCACCTTTATGAGGAGCAGAAGTTATACCAGTCTCAAATCTAGTTTGATTATACCATTCA